CATTCTCCCAAATCAGCTTGCCGTTCTTGTCTTTTAAGCCGGTACATTGGCAGATTGTGGATGGGTCAATCTCGTATTCGACATAATCCGCTCTTTCAGTTTCAAATTGAAAAATAGTATATTTCCCAACATCACATCGAAGACTTCCATGAACCCACACGCCATCTTCAAGCCCATTGTTGTATATTCCAACGATTTGTGCGGTTTTTGCTTTGAATAAATATCTATCTTCCATATTCTCTCCTATTCTGCTTCTGATTGAAGCCATTCTGTCAGTTTTGATTCTGCTTCTGATTTTGTGAGGAATACTTGTATTTTAAATTCCCTTGAATGAAAACGAGATTTTCCTCTTTTTAAATTATCCCATATATAGTTTTTACCTCTACCTATATACCTTGTTGCTTTTCCAAATGAATCGAAAATCTTCATTTCTCCTGTTGATGTATTCATAATTAACGCATACTTGTTTTTGCCATTAACATATACTCCATCTTTTAAATTAGTTGGTGGCGTTAAAAGTCCGTTTTTATATGCGTGTATTGAATTATATTTATCAGTACACCATTCAAGATTCCACACACAATTATTTGTTTTATCCCCATCTATATGATTTACAGCTCTGTAATTATTAGGGTTTGGAATAAATGCTTCTGCTACAAGCCTATGTACTCTTGCGTTTTTAATATTGCCATTTGCTTTTAATGTTATATATACATATCCGTTTTTACTTATATATGGTTTCCTTTTTACAATTCTTCTACCATTTTTATTTTCGGCTGAAATACCATATACGCATCCAAACATATCTACTGCATAATAATCTTCAAAGCCTTTTATAGGTACAAGTTTTATAAGTCTGCCCTGTTCCTCTAAGTCCTCATAATCTCCAAGCTTCTCGCAAACACTTGTCATAATCTCACAGTTATCGCATTTGCTACTCTCCCCCAATCCGTTACACTTTTCAAAGCATTTCGGATAGTAGTGACCTCCACTGTCATTTTTCTTCGTTAATCTCTCCATATCATCACTCCCCTTCAAACATTTTATTTATTTCTTCATCGCTCATAATCGGAACGCTCTGTTTTTGACGTTCTGCAAGCGAATCTAACTGCATATCGGTTACGGATTTACGATCTGATCTGCCTTGTACGTCTTTCTTGTCCGAATACTGACCCTCTAAAACCTTTGGAAAGTTATTCGGTTTTACAAACCAATCAAATGTAATTACCCAAGGGCGCCGGCTATCACTCTTTCCTTGCAAAAAGCTGCTATCCTTAATGTTCTCGATTGCAGTTAAAACGTCATCAAGTGAAAACTGTTTAATTCTCGCATTCAGCATCCGGCACCTGTTAGAACCGCTTGTCAATTTCTTGATTGACGCAATTCCGTATTTTTCAAGTTCGTTCCACTTATCCACAACACGTCTGACATCTTGTGTCTGACATATAGTATCGTTAGATACTATATATATATTCTTATCTTCTTTATTTCTTATATTCTTTATTTGTGGTTCGTCTGCTGGTTCGTTTGGTAGTCCGTCTGGTGGTTCGAGTGCTAGTTCGTCTGCTAGTTCGACAGTTGGTTCGTGCGGTGGTTCGCCTTGCTTTTCTTGACTTTGAAAAATGCAGTAATTTACTACGTTTACAAGGGTTCCCTTGTTGGTTCGTCTAGTGACTATCATACGTTCGCGTTCAAGCACATCCAAGTAACGTTTAACCTTGTTCCGAGACCACATCCAACGATCACACAATTTCTCTATACTAAGCATATAGGAACCACGCTTAATAGTCTCAATCTTTCCATCAATCATAAGATTTTTGTTTTGGTGTTCCATAAGAAGCAACAAATCAATCCATGCGCTTCTTTTATCGAATGGTTCTTTAATTCTCCATAAAAAACATTCCTGTATCTGCCTGTGAAGTTTTATCCATCCACTCATAAAATCATCACTCCTCAAAGATTGCAGTTCCATGTTTCAATGCGTAAAGATGCTCTTCACATGCACCGGGGCTTTTCTGCCATCCTTTTAACATGTAAATTGCAAAGCACATAGATAACATGCATATAGACATCTTCATATACTCTTCGTGCGTCGTATCTTTCGGCATATTAGAATTTACTTTTGCCGGGTTGATTACACTGTATTCTCCATTTGCTCCATTTAAGCGTTTCTCAGCTTCTTCAAAGCGTTCCATGTAATCTTTAGTTCCTGTGATCGGACCGCTGATATAAATCCTAATTTTCTTAACCATTGTCTTTCAACTCCTTTGCAATTTTGAGAAGATCATCACGCGTGAGATTCTTGCATTCTCCAGCGTAATATCCACAAAGTTTATCTGCTGCTTTGATAACATCGTCAATCGCCTTATCGTAAATATCTTCAACTGTATTTACATCGTATGCATCACACAATGCCTGATGCTGTTCTCTGTATGCTTTCAGTTCTTCCAGCCATTCTGCAACTTGCCTATATTCTTTGTTTAATTTTTCAGCAATATCAGGGTCTTTTGAAAATATAATATGCCCCTTTTCTGCCAAGGCTTTAAATCTTTCTATTGATTCATCAATCGTCATTATCTACCACACCGCCTTCCCACGCTTTAAGCATTGATTTCTTGCTATCTATTGAAGTCTCGTTGTAATAGCATCCAATCTCCAAGTAATACTGATTCTCCGGCGTGTAGATCGTAACCTGTGATATATGATCACGTATCATAGCCATAGCCTTATCCTTGCGCTTCTTGTCGAGAAAGATAATCGGTCGTATTCCGTACCGCTTCTTATATGACTTTTTCCACCTCCTATGATTCATCACTCTTCATCCTTTCAATACATCTATTCTGTTTCTGACACACATAATTCTGAATCACCCACTTTCAATAAATCCATAAACTTCTCATACTGTTTCTGCGATACCTTATTGTTTACCTTATCTTCTCTTAATTCGATTTTAAGGTGCTTTTCTGCAATGTTGGATAATTCCTTGGCAAGGTTCTTTCTGCCTTGTTGTATTCCCTGCATATAGCCTTTAGGTGCCTTTCTCTCGCCTATTGAACCGCTTGCACGATTTTCTCCTTGGCCGCCTAAACTGACATTTCTAAGCTGATAACCTTTATCGGCGTATAATCGGATATACTTCTTTTCCGCTTCGTCAAGTTGTGAAGCCGGAAGATTCATAAATTCAACTCGCCAACCATAAGGGTTCTTCTCTGCATCGTACAATCCGTGCGATCTAATACTTAAATCTATGTGTTGCTGATAACCGGATAAATGGCTCGCCAATCTGCTGATTACATGTACCGCCTGCCCGATGTACGCAAACTTGAATCCGTTTTCATCCTCTCGAAGCAAGAAATATATACCGCTCTTGTCATTCAACTTAGGATTCACTTTGAGAAGTCTGTCTTTGTTATTTTTCTCAATCGCATACACTTGTCTGTAATTCGTAGCCACTTATGCCTCACACTCCTTTAAGTCGCTTGCTATCTGGTCTAAATCAGATACAATCTGTGCGAAGCAATCCGTTGGGTTCTCGCTCACAAGGTCTTTAATCGCCTGTACAACGTCGTCAACGCCTTGATTGTACTGATTCTGCTCGTCAGTATTCACGATTTCGCTTTCTTCTCGATATCTAATAATGTAGTCACAGGTGCCATCCGTATACATTCTCATGGGTTTTACATCGCAAAACTTTTTAATTTCTCTGAATGATTCAAAAGAAAAGATTCCTCTGTATATAAAACTTGACGGATATACGGCTTTTGCACCTGCAATAATTCCATCTGAAATCATTTTTCACTCTCCTTTATCCCTACCGCCCACCACTTATAAACTCCTACTTAAATGGAAGGTCATTACCTGTCAACCCTGTCGGGATATCCATAAATACGCCTGCGCTTGCATTACCAGGCATAGGAACAGGTTCATCCTGTGTGTTTCCACCTTGCGATGATCTACTCTCGCAAAATTCGTGTTCCTCGACAACAACCTCTGTTGTATAAACCTTGTTGCCATCTTTATTTGTGTAGCTGCCTGTCTGAATACGACCTGTAATCGCAATCTTTGTACCCTGCTTCAAATACTTTTCAGCAAATTCTCCGTTCTTTCCAAATGCAACACAGTTTATAAAGTCTGCCGTCTGCTCATTTCCAGAATTGTCTCTTCTCTGAAATCTACGATCAACTGCAAGTGTATATCTTGCGATTGCCAACGGTTCTGATGCCTGTGTGTATCTGATTTCCGGGTCACGGGTCAATCGACCCATCAAAATTACTTTGTTCATGTTTAATACCTCCATCTCTAATATGTTAAATCATCATATTTATTGCCCTTGACAATGAAATCTTCGGAATAAGACATCTCATACGATATGCCTGTCTCTTTGCACTTGAACTCGAAACACGCTGCACTTGCAATCCACCGGCACACATATCGCTTTCCGTTTTTGTCCTCGCAAATATCGTGTTCATAGATAAGCTCTCCATCTGCGTCTCTGCATCCGGTACATCGGCAAATCGTGTCCTTGTCAATGATGTGTGCCATATCCATGAGAAGCTCTCTCGCAGATCGCATAAAACAGGCTCCTTCAAACTTCTCGATAATGAACACAAAGTTGTCGTTCCAATCCTGTATTACAAGGCTTCCTTCAACCCAATCATGTGTTGAATCATCAATAGCCTTGCACAACATCGCATCTCTCTTCATTCCCATTTCGTACTTCACATCCTCCCAGCAATCCCGGCAATAATCGTTATCGCCATCGTGAATAAACTTTTCTGCATCGGTTGTTGTCTCACCGCATCTGTCACACTCAAACACGTAATAGTCATACTGCCTACCGCAGTTAATGCAACCTTGCGGACAGCCAACGCAATCATTTTCTTTCCATCGGCTCATTTGAAACATCCTCTCTATACTTCTTTGAAAGTTTCAGTTTTGCTCTTATCTTATTTATTTCTGCTTTGAGATTTGAATTTTCAATCGTTAAATACCTTAGTGCATCTGTCGCCGAAGATGTAACTCTATCTTCATACTCGAAAACATCATATATGGACGTTTCAACCATTCGACGATTCATGCTATAATACTTATCAATCAACTCCTTGATTGCTTTTATATCCTCTTCCTCACCGGTTAGATTTTTTATTGCCGCTTCGTATCTCTCAACTTCTCTGTTGAAATTCCTTATCATCATCCCACCGCCTTGTCCTTAATAATCTTTCCCGGCTTGATACGCGTCAGAAGTCCAAGCTCCAATCCGTTATGCGGTCGCCAAATATGCAGGCAATTATCAACCATGTTTACATACTCGCTTTTCTTTGGCATAATCTGATATGCTTCCTCTTCATCATCGAAAAACGCATCTTTCAACTCGCACATTGCATTCCAATCAGGCAATCGTCCGTTGTACGGACAAAAACTTACGTGTTCATAGCCTCTTTCATTGTTAGAAAAAACAACGCTGCCCTTGTACTTTCCAACTGTGATTTCTGCGCTATACGTATTGATGTCGATTTTCTTCACGTAGGAAAGCGTTTTCTTAATCTCTTCAATTTGTTTCATTAGCAAAACTCCTATCCGTCATGATTTCAGCAAATCTCTTTGCAAGAATTTCCTTAATATTTTTCTCGACGAAATCGCCGATAGCCTTTTCTGTCTTACTCTTGACGAAGTCTGAAAATGGCATATCATTTATAAGACGGTCGTTACTCCAATTCGGAGCAGACACAAGGCGTTCGATTCTCTTGTCAATTACCTTTGCAATTTCTTCATCAAGATTCTTATAGATTACCTTCTGAACATATTCGTCCATAGCAATTTTGACCTTTTCTTCAATTTCCTCGCTATTGAGAGATATATTTAAAATCATTTTTGGCTCAGATTTCTTCATTTTAATTCTCCTTTCTAAAACGGACACTCATTAGGATTTTTCAAATCCCAACTTTTCCCTGCTACCGCAACATACACATTCGCGTTTGGAACTGCACTTTTCATCTTGTCGATAAATAAGTCCTTGTCAGCATTATTCTTCGACAAATGGCACATAATAACGTTCTGCAAGTCTTTGGAATTGTTTGCCTTGACAAAATCGCAAGCTGTGTCAATACTCATATGACCCCGGTATACGTGATTTACCTTTGCGGAATCTTCATTGTCGATTAAATCCTTGTCATAGTTCACACCTAAGAGAATATGATTTATGCCTTTGAATCTCCACTTTATTAAATTTGTGTCGGTTATATAAAGCATTCTCCCCATTTCTTGGTGAGTAATCAGAAATCCGTATATCGGGCAAGGTGTTCCGTCTGCGTTTGTGTGTGTCCAGCTATTGTCTGTTGTTGTCAATGGGAAATCTTTAACCTCAAATTCTCCGTATATTTTTGTGTAAAAATGCGGTTCAAATTTTTCATATGGTGCAAATGCAGGTATTCCCATTGACTCAAAATCGTTTAATGACTTGCTGTGGTCTAGAGGTGGGTGTGACTTATAATCACACCCTTTACCACCCTTATGTTCCAATTCAATCCTTTCTTAATTTCCTTAATCGGTATTCCGCAATCAAGGATAAGTGTTTCTCCGCTTTCGGAAGTTAAGGTGTAGCAATTTCCTGTACTTCCTGTGGCTATACATTTAAGATTCATTCCTTAATTTCCCCGCATCTTCTCTTAACATTATTTTGAATTTTCCGCCACACTTACAAACAGCTTTTGCGTCATAAACATTCCAATTTTCATTAGAACGTGATTTATCTTTTTGCTGTGGTTTTCCGCACAATTCGCACGCAATTATTATTGGATTTTGTTTCATACTCACACCTCGATTTCATCATCCTGTGGAAACTGAAATATAGAATTGTTAATAAACTCTACTTTTGACGGCTGATTGTCCGCTCTTATCATCACACCGCATTTCTTCAATTTTTCAAATTCCTTTACAACATCTTCTGAAACATCAACATTCTGCATTACGATAGGCATACCGATATATGCTTCTCTCAGCATTTCCATAGCCTTAATTGCCTTTGCTTCGGCAGAATATTCAGCTAACTTTGTGCCAATCGGTGATGATAAATTTTGGCAATAGATATATGCCACTTCTACATCTTTATATTTCCCACTAGACATAGATAATGAAAAATAATCATAAGGAACATCTATTGTTCCGTCCTGTGAAATTACTCTCATCCTTACTCTCCCTTCATAAAATCCGGCTCTGCCGATTCTTCGCTCACGATTTCCGAATCTACAACATCCTCGTCAAAGTCAACGGAATTGGCGTTTTCTTCAATCTCACTTTTTGAAATCTGATATACCTCGTCCATTTCCATCTGTGCCTGTCTCGCCATAGGATCGTAATTCTTTGGATATTTTTTCGTCGCATTGTTGCACATTTTACGGACAATCATGCTTTCCGGCGTATCAAGCCATGCGCCGCTGATATATGGTCTTGCAATCTCGCATTTAAGCATTTCATCAACGGTTTTGCATGATCTAAGAGCATTAAGAATCTCTTCTTTTTTTGCCTTAATCTCCGATTTCTGTTTTTCCGTTGCTTTATATCTATCAGCACAAATTCCAAAAGTAACATTCATCAAGTTTTGCTTAACATGCGCCATAAGATTGATTTTTACGCTGTCGCGGTCTGCCGAAAGATATGTGATATTTCCATCATTCAACTTCACAGGATATACAACCCTGACAGCCTTATCTGACAAGAATTTTTCTTCCCATTCCGGTTCTGTAACTGTAAGTCCTTTGTGTTTTGGTGGGATATATACATCTCCTTCCTTAATTACCCAATATGGATATACCTGTTTTACATCCTTGCCATAATTAGCAAGCAATGAATCGTAGCCGCTGCCCTCGATTCCCATTTCTACCTGTTTCTGCCAAACATCCTTCCCTGTCTGAAGATCAGTTCCAACTTTTACATTTCGTAACTGAAAATAACACTCTCTTGGATATGCGCTTGCATTCAATTTAAGAGATGCACAACGCTTTACAATCCCTCTTAAATTGCTTGTGTCAAGGTTTCCCATACCGCTAATCTTTGGGTCGTTTTTGACAAGGTTGTAAATGCTTGTCATTGCTTCCATAGCGCACTCTTTTGAGTAATCATCCATCTTCATACCACAGGACTTATAATCTTCGATAATCAATCCTGTCATTGCATTGCTCCACTCACTTAACGAAGTGGTAAATGCTTTCTTCTCTGCAATCTGTGTATTCTCTGCCATATTACTTACCCTCCTAATCTTCTTTTACTTCCATTACTGTAACTGTAAGCGACGACCATCCATGCGTTCTCTTTCTTTTTCCAGTTATAGAACCAACAAAATAATCTTTAATATCCTCGATATCCTTAAAAGGCGTTCCCATGCTTGGGATCAACGCTCCGCTTGGAATTCGCATCAAACCGTCGTCAACATCATAAACATGCCCCGTCTTAAAAATATAATCACCATCAACAACAAAAATCTTTCCGTTGTAATACTCCTTCTTCGGCTCCTGTTCTACAATCTCAATCATTTCGTCATTGCACCAATATCCGTGATTCTTCATGCAATGTCCGAAGCAATTATGGAATTTAGGCGATTCTTCATCGAACTCAACCGCATAATCAAGGTCGTCCTGATTGCTCTTTTCGATATACTCAATAGTTCCTGTTCTGCCCCAAAAATTCCGGCCAAGCTCTACCGGATTTACAAGCTTCACTCTGTCTCCAACCTTAAATTTACTCATAATCATTCCTCCATATCCTTAATAATCAATTCCTTGTCGTCTGTCCGGCGAATAACAATCAACTGTGTGTCAATCTCCGGTATTCTCCATGCATCCAGGGATTCCGTATCGTCAATGATGATTGGCATTTCCACGTCATTCTTACGCTGGAATGCACGACAAATATCAATCTCTGTAAGCAACTTTGCACCGTGGTTCATATTCCGGTTATATGGTTCTCCCTTATACACGAACTCACAGCACTCTTCTGTATCTCCGTTGATAAGCGGTCTGAATAACCGCACTTTGCAAAACTCCAAATACTGATTTACATTTTCCGAAAGAATCTCATTTTTCTTTCGGTCGAGTTTCTTCAATAAATCAAGGATTGATTCCTGATCGGCGATCTTCTGCTGCGTGTCTCTCTGCTGTTCACGAAGCTGTGATATCTGATTGTCAATATAATCATTGACCGATGCCTTTCCGATTTTCTCCGTTACATCCAGCAGATCATGTTGCAGTTTTTTAAGTTCTTCCTTTAAGGAATCGGTCAAATTTGAGCCAATCGCTTCCTTATTATAAAGAGCTTCTTTTTCGTCCAGTTCTGTCTTTACTTTCTTATATTCAGAAGTGTTCGTGATATCAACGCAAACCGGCATACCGTCAATTCTGTTGTTCAGAGAATCATATTCTGTCTGTAATTCAGATACTTTCTTTCCCTGTTCCTGTATTTGCTTCTCTGTCTGTTCAATCTCTGCCTTGCAGCGGTCGATTTCGGACTTCTCGAAGTTCCCACTTGCAACAATGTTGTCAAGTCTCTGTTTCTTTGTCTCTTCGTACCTCTCCCGGATTTCGTCGGCATTCTCCAACTCTCTATGGCAAGTAGGACAGATCGTGTCATTTTCTCCGATTGTTTCTGCGTTGGTTCGCTTCCACTCTTCGGCATATTGCTCACGAAAAGCAACATGTCGCTTAAATTCCGCTTCAAGGCTCTCTTTCATGCGCAAACGATCGTTTTGCAGATTCTTCAGTGCAATCAATTTCTCGTTGACATCAAACGACTTCTGCGTAAGCTCCGCTCTAGTATCATCAAGGTTCCCGTTCGCCTTGTTTTGCAAGCCGGACAGTTCAAATTTAAGGTTCAAAATCTCCTGTCCTAATGCGTCATGTTCCGCCGATGCATCCTTGATTTTGGCGTTCACATCTTCAATCTTGGATTCAATATCTGACTTCATCGACTGCAACTGTGACACGTCAATATCCATCTTTTGCTTCATCAATTCGTCGATACGTGGTGCATATTCGTCTGCAATCTGTCTAAGTCCTTTAGACGATGATTTTCCACGTGAGCCATTCAGAGTGCGATTGCAACGCTCTTTCAGTTCCTTAATTGTTCCATCCGCAAGCATCGGTACAATAGGTGCAAACTGTTCATCTTCCTGTGCAATATCTAATGTCGTTTTATCTCCGAATGTCTTTTCCAACACAGTTCGTTGGTCTGCCGGTGACTTCTTCAACAACGATTGAGCATTCAAGCAATACTGTAGCTTGTCAGCATCTAAAAAACTATCTTCAAGGAACTCTGCGTAGTCCTTAACCTTTTTGGGAACGTCATTGATGTACGAATCCGTGATATTCCCAGCGAAATCTCCGTTCTTGTCGATTCTCTCTCTGAATACTTTTTTCAGTTCTTTCTCTTTTCCATCTAGCTCAAACGTAACTTCACACGTTGTCTCGATTCCAGAATAATCATTTCCGTATTCATCGTGCGGTCGGATTCCTGTGATTTCCTTGCCGTTATCATCCCGGCAATTAAGAACATACTGCACAGCACGCTTGATAGTTGTCTTGCCGGATTCATTCACTCCACAAATCTCTGTTCTGTCTGCGATATCAGCATCAACAGTATTCGCTCCAAAGAATTTCCCAAAATTGCGCAGGAAAATATGTTTAATTCTTATCTTTTTCATGCTTAATCTCCTTCCTCATAATTTCGTCGATTGCGCCAAACGTTAAATCGCTCGAAGCCTTATAAAACCGATCTCCGAATTTTTCATCTGTAATCGACCGACCAAGAATCATTGAACCGATCAATCGTGTTGTAGTCTCGGAATCTGCACCGCCTCTTACCGCTCCGGCGTACAGTTTGAACATCGGAAATACCTTAAATTCTTCTGCCAAGGTATCAATCGATGCGTCCTTCGTGTTCTCGACGTACTCAGCCAATCCTTCCTCAAAAGAAACATCCTCGTTCAGTTCATCTTCTAAATGCAGTTTGTTCAAATCGAACATATTCTTTACTTCTCCCATTTCTTTTATTTCTCCCTTCCATTTTTCTATAAATTCTTAATGCTTTGCTGATTTTGTCATAGTTCCAATATCCGTATACCGTAAGTGCTATTCCGATAGCTAAGATAATCTTCGGAATCGTCTGAAAATCATCCGTAATCGAATATGCGCCTGTGATCGTCATAATGCTTCCGGCCACAACGTATGGATTGAATTTAGTCATCTTTTCGCCCTCCGCATATAGTTATCAACGGTTACTCTTCTTCCTGTGTCCTTGTGAACCAAGAACAAATGGAACTCTGTTTCTCTTCGAACCATCCATTCATCTACGTTATAGCCTTGCGAATGGACGATCTCTTTTTGGCTTCGTGTTAGTTTTTTGGGTTGTTTCATTACTCTCTCACCTCCACGATCTCACCATTGATCATAGTGTAGAATGTGTTTTCTTTGATTTTCTCTCCGTCAACACGTACCATCTTGGCACCTTTAAGTGACCAAAGTTCCTGCGTCCAGTAATTACGCTCGTCGCCTTCCCAATCAGCCAATACAAGATAAGAACCTAAGACACCTTTTGCCTTTCCGTGATAACCCCAAGCCACTGCAATACTGTCTTTATCTTCTGCCGATGAAGCTCCTTTGTAGCCTGTTGCCGATGAAGCTCCACAGTTGCCTGTTGCCGATGAAGCACCGTAATCTCCGGTAGCCGATGAAGCACCTTTATATCCGGTAGCCGATGAAGCACCGTAATCTCCGGTAGCCGATGAAGCACCGTAATCTCCGGTAGCCGATGAAGCACCGCAATTCCCGGTAGCCGATGAAGCACCGTAATCTCCGGTAGCCGATGAAGCACCGCAATATCCGGTAGCCGATGAAGCACCTTTTCTTGAATCACTATCAGATTCTTTTTTCGCTCTGCTTGATGTATATTCAATAGCCGCCTGTACGATTCCGGCAATACTCAACTTCGCTCCAATTTTGATTTTTGTAGATGCTATTTCCGTATCTTCACCCTTTTTACTGCTTATCTCTCCACTCTGTTCAACTTCGTGATATACGCTTTCTGACGGGCTGTAATAACTAAAACAATCAAGCGGATATTCGCAAGCATGAAAACCTTTCTCACATACTTCCGCTTTGTCAGTTTCGTACTCTTTTCCTTCTTCATACTGAAATTCACGGCACGTCATATCTTTGTTAAATCCCTTATAGCCTTTAATCGTTTCTCCCATTTTCAATCTCCCTTCCTAAAAATTTATTCACAAAATAAAGCTGCCCTTTGCCAGTAATCTTAGTTGTGCGTGTAATTCTTACGCTTCCATCAGGGTTCTGCACGTTGCTTTCTTTCACTTCGAACAATCCCTGTTCGACATATCTCTGCATCGGCATGTTACGTGATGAACCACTCTTACACAGATATCCGTTGCTCCGAAGCCATTCAAACAACCTCTTCTGCCCAATCTGATAACCATTCTGACAAATCAGTTTTGCCAAATCTCCGATAAGAATAGATGTACGACTTGTTGCCACCGCATCTGCAAATATCGCTTTCGGTTTCATCTGTTCAATTCTTGCCTGTTTCTGCTCGATAATCTTGTCTCTTTCGGCAATCTTGTTATGTGCCACAAGCAACGCCTTTGAAAGCAATTCATCGTCAGATAGTGTTTCTTGCCCGGCTATATAACCTCCATTTTTACGAATTGAAGGAAGAACCTCTGATGTTACCCAATCTGTAAAACGTTCTGCGGATTCTTTCCTGCTTTGAAAGATTGTCTTGTAAAGGTTTGCTTCACTGATAAATGTCATTTTCTGCATTCCACCCTTTGTAGGGGTATCCGCAGTATGGATACCCTTTTCGGATAACCTCTGCTTAACATTTCCTACATTAGATATTTCTAATGCTTTGCACACATCAGACAGGCAAAACATAGGTTCATTATTCGCTACTACTGTTCGAATTTCTCCAAATTCTTCATTATTAAAAATCTGTAATTCGTTCATGTTTCTCCTTTCTTGTGTTATAATTCCCTTATCAAGCAAGGGAAGGTGGTGCAATATGGATAGTAGTTGTTCTGAAACATTTGCGACATACGAAACTGTCAGCAAAGGAACGTATGTGTGTATGCAATGTGGCGGAGAAAACCAAAGTGGAATTATCACCATAAAGCATAGCGGCGAAATGTTGCCAGAATGCAAAGAGTGCGGATATACTACATGGCTTAAAGTAATGTAGGATTTTTGAACACTCTTTTTTCTTCTGCGAGCGTTTGGTCTGTAACCGCCAAGTTATCATCAACCAAATGCTCAACGAGGAACGTTCTTTTTACAACTCTTGTTCCATTTCCACATACTTGTGAAATGTGCAGATACATCTTTCCATCCTTGCAAAACGGAACAGCAAACATACTGTTAAGAAATTTCCACTTCACAAAATGCTTGTTAAAAAATGCAACTGCTCGATTTTTAACCTTGCTCACCAAATAGCCTCCTTCTTGTAACTTTTTAAGTTACTCTTTAGCAAAAAAAATATCCATCGGATTTGAAATGTTCAGCCTGTCTATCATAATCTGAATTTCGTCGCTTCCAAAAACGCCCTTCTGCATTCTGCTGTAAAATGTCTTTGGAGTTATCCCAATCATATTCGCAACATCTGCCTGCGTCTTTCCGTTTTCTGCTATGATTCCTCTAAGTTTTTTTGCGTTTACCATGTCTTATTGTCTCCTTCCTAACCTTCGTGGTAACTTTTTAGGTTACTATCATTATACAACATTTTTGTAACTTGTCAAGTTATTTTTTTCTTGACTTGTAACTTTTTTGTGTTATAATTGAATTACAAACAAAGGAAGGAGGATATACAAATGACAATAGGAGAAAGAATAAAAATGGCAAGGGAGAAAAACGGAATAGCGCAAACCGATCTCGCAATAAAGATCGGAGTAAGCAAACAGACATTATTCAAATATGAAAATGGAATTGTAACGAATATCCCAAGCGATAAGATTGAGGAGATCGCAAAAATCACTCATGTTTCTCCTGCTTACATCATGGGATGGGAAGATAATCTTAATAATGCAGATACAGATATTATAGCCGACATTTATTCTGATATGAATATGTTGGAAAGCGTAAAAAAACTTATAACTTTATCTAAAGAGCATAAGCAAACGATTTATGACAATATAGATTATCTTTACGAGAAAGAGGGGCACTAGATGCCCCATTTCTTTTTGAACGATTGAATCATTGAATATAAAAATTTTAGGAAAACTTCGTTTTCACATTTTGATATTTCTTCAACAACCTTTTCTTTGTAGCTACTCCCCATAGAAATGCCTCCTTTCTTGACAATTATACCACCGCTCTTATTTACAAAACAGACTGTTTTTGTCGTCAAACTTATAATATAATCGTCCATTATCGACAATCGGTAAAATTAGTGCTATAATGTGAAGAAATAAATACATGGAGGGATTTTTATGGATAACAACATGAACTATCAACAATTTCAACAACCAATCAAAAAGAAAAGGAATCCAATAGCAATAGTTTTAATTATTGTTTTGGCTTGCGGGAATATTGCTTTAGGAACTATTCTTTTCCTTAGCAATCAAAAATTAAATGACAAAATTGACGAGAAACAATCATCATGTGACAGCATTCAAAAACAATATGACAATTTGCTTTCCGAAAATCTTCAATTAGATACCGATTATGAAAAATTAAAAGAAGAAAACGAAGAATTGCAGGCTCAAATCGAAGAATTGACAAACCCAAAAACAGATTTAGAAGAATCAGAAGAAGCCGGGGAACTGTCTGACGAACTGAACACGTTTGTAAATTCAAATATGGAAGATGTCAGCATGTTTAGGTCGGACGTATCTTATGATGAAGTTGCAAGACATCCAAATGACTATGACGGGGAATTGTTGACATTTAGTGGAGAAGTAGCCCAGGTTATCGAGGGCGACGGAACAACAGAATTAAGAATTGCTGTCGATGGAGATTATGACGACATAATTTATGGAATTTACGATAACAGAATTTTAGATTCAAGATTACTTGAAGATGATAAAATACAGTTTTACGGAGAATATTGCGGAATAATTAGTTATCAAAGCACTCTTGGAGCTACAATATCAATTCCGTCAATGTCAATTTATAAGATTGTAATAAAATAAAAAATAAGGCAGAGGTTTTTATCTCTGCCTTTGCTTTTACATATAGGGCGATAGCACTTAACTACCGCCCCGACCAGAATATTGAGGGGGATTCTGGTGTTCCTATTGGGAACATATTTATAATAGCACTATAACTTTGATATTTCTATCGAAATCGTGCGTCAAAGTTCGACATCTATTGACTTAGTGAATAAGAGACATAAATGTGTTATATCCAACAATTCCATCAACCGTAAGCTGATAGTCTCTCTGATACTGTTTTACAGCAGATTCAAGGTTAGAACCGAATATACCCGGACATTCAAGTTGACAAACATATCCTTTAAGCATCAACAGTATTTGTACCGCAGTGACCATATATTGTTTCTCTCCACGCTTGACATAATGACTTCCAAGAGCTGTCTTAGAACCATTACCCCAGATGCCATCAACAGCAATTCCTTTCTTGTAATCAAGATTGATTGCTGTCTGCAAAACCTTAATTCCGGCTTTGATTGTGTTGACTCCTCGGATTCCATCAACAGAAATTTTGACACCAGCAAAATTATTTGCGTGTGTCTGTCCGTTTCTCACGATTGCATCTTTTCCCGGCACATTTGGAACTGGATTATTTTCCGGCTTGCTGACGTCAGCAGAAACAGAACCATTTGTAATATAGTCAAACGGATAATTCTTTCCCGGACACGCTGTCAAACCGACATCTCTGTGTCTAACAACTGTTGTGATTTTATATTTGTTCTTTAAGTAATCGATAAGCTCCTTAATTGCATTTTTCTGTGCATCCGACATTGTTTCGTTCTCGAAGTTTCCTTCTGCACAAATTCCGATTGAATTGTAGTTAGAACCGGAAGCGTGTGCGCCGATTGCGTATTCAGGACGCCCACGATAAATTGAACCATCCTTGCGAACATAAAAGTGATATCCGATTCCAGACCATCCTTTAGCTCTGTGTACGTTGTGAACAGCTTCAACAGAGCCATTCATCGCCGCATGATGAAGAATAATTCTCTTTGTGCTTGATCTCTTTGATAAAGTTCCGAATTTTAAGTTTGTTTCAATAATGTTCATGGTTATTTACCTCCTAAAAATAAACATCAAAACAAGACCTACGTTTTTCATTAGGTCTAAAAATTATATAAAGCCATTAGGCGATATATCGTTATGCCACTCTTCTATTCTCTGTACGTTGTAGTTCACAAACACTTTGCACAATACATTCCCAAGCATAAACATTTGCTCCTTGGTTAGTACAGACTGCATACCTTCCATTATTTCTGATCTCATCATTTCCATGTCGATAACCCTCCTAATTTTTTAGGATTATTATACGACTTTCTTTTTTCGTCTGTATGTCATGTACACTAAACTCGAATAAACAAGACAAAAATTGTTATATATACAATATAAAATATATGGAATTTTTATCAATGCAGAACCGATCTGAAATTAAATGGAAGCTATCAGATACAGAGAGTTATTTAGTACAATTCCTCAATGATGGACATATAGGATATTTCCACACCACAGATGGCGAAAATAATTGGCAGACAATATTTATGAAGTAATCCAGCGGTATTTTCGTCAGTTTACCCAACTAAATAACATACACATAATGTAAAAGTTGTTGGGTTATTTCGAGAAAATACAACCCTTATATTTGTTGCACTTGTGTTATAAAATCTTGTAGCACACAATGGAGCATTACCAGAACATGTTCCAATATATGCACTAATAATTTTGGCATTGTTTGGTATTCCAATATCACTATAAGATGTGTCCCAAGCATACATTCCCCACCATTCTGTCAACGATGTAATTGTATATGTTTTGCTAGAAATTTTGATGTCTGTGTTTGATAATTTAGTACCTATATTCGAGTTTAGTGTACTTATCGCATCTGTCACAGTACCATTACCAATTGCAGATATGTCTGTCGTTCCCATCTTAGACAGTAACCATCTTACATTTTTGAAGATAGTAGAAACTTTGCTAAAAATCGAAGCGTGTGTCTCTCCGCTTGTCAGCAATGCCGGCGCCGTTGAATCGCCTGTTGTTGAATCGTTAGATGTGAATGTGACAGTGTTATCTTGGCTATTTCCATCGGCAGGCAACGCTCCTATGCTTGCACATGTAATATTTACATTTCCACGCCCAAAAACTTTATCTTTCTCTCCTTTTACACCTGTTACAGGACTTCCGGCTAAGACATCCCATTTACCCGATTCTGTCTTATAAACATTGCTTCCGGCTGGCTCTGTGATTCCTGCACCCTCAACAAAATCAGACGTTGTAACAAATTCATCGGATATATTATACATATCGCCGGCACTCGCAGAACTAACCGCCGGAAGATTCGCAAAAGTGACAGTTCCCATCGGTCGCAATGCACCGCTGAATGATTCAGAGATAGCTTTTGTTTGTTCATAATACTTCTTTGCGTTGGCTTCTGACGTTGCGGCGTTAGATGCACTTGTGGATGCCGCCGACGCTTTAGATGTGGCTGTGGAAGCGCTATTGCCTGCCGATGTCGCACTTTGGGCGGCTTCACTCGCTTTGGTGTTTGCCGTTGACATGCTTTCAGCTGCGGATGATGCACTCTTGCTTGCATTGCTCTCTGACGTTGCAGATTTTGTTGCAGATGCACTTGCGTACGATGCACTTGTAGCGGCTTCACTTGCCTTTGTGCTTGCCGTACTCGCAGAATTAGCAGATGCGATCGCACTCTTGCTTGCCTGTTCACTGTAATATTTAGAGTTATCGGTATCTTCGCCATCACGAACACCTGAACCGCCGATAGCGTATGATTGTGATAACTTGGCATTGTCGTATGCAGAATTACTACTTGTCGTTGCTGAATTTGCCATGTTTGTCGCTTTGGCTGATTGTTCTGTAATCTTAGCAAGATAACCCGTTTCAAGCATTGCATCAGTAATTGAACCATTCTTAATAAATGCAGAAATGGCTCCTGTTTTATCGTTAATCGAAAATGCGATTGTCGCAGAATCCTCGAACTCGTATTGTGTAATAAGCGCAGACATATCTACATATTGTTTAGAACCATCTGATAACGTAAGAACAAGTCTCTGATTTACATAATCGTACGAAAAATTCACAGCAATTTTTTCTAGGTTTGTATCATAATCTACATGTGAACCGTTCTTGTACGTTACAGTAATAACGCCTGTATTACTATTTAATGACACATCTGCAACCATGTCATTTACGACTTGCATATCTGCCTTAACGGTGTCAAGCGTTATTATTCTATCATCTAGCTTGTCGATTGCACTATCGCCAGCATTGAGGTTTGTTGCGTTCAATGGTGTGTTTGTGCTTGGTCGATTCAACCAATTTATTCTATTGAATATCTTACTCCATCCTTGTGACATTGCTATCTACCTCCTAACTTCTTCTCTAACTCTGCAATTCTTTCGTTTTGCGATTGCACCGTTGCTACAAGGTCGGCAATCAATTCCTCATATCGAATTGCCTTACCTCCATTTTCCCCGGTGTCAATATTTGCGTCGCAGTAAACTCCCCAATCGCTCTGCATAGAATCGTGAAGCTCCTGTGCGATAAATCCATGATGCAAGCGATCGGATGTGCCATCTTTATACTTGTATTCAACAGGATTCAAGGCATAAATAAAGTCACTAGATTTGTGTGTGTCTAGTGACTGAATATTTATCTTGATGCTTTTGTCTGAGGAAATAACCGGCGAAGATCCCAAATATGCAGTTCCGTTCGTAAAGAAACCAGCCGTTTCCACTTTAGCATAATCTCCGGTTTTTGGGTATCCATCTTCATATACTCCAACGCTCGTCGGTGTAATTATCGTGTGCCTTAATTTTGCTCCAAGAATAGATATTAGCTCCTGCATAATTAAATAACCGACATTATCTTCATATGCTTCTGCTGACAATCTCATTTCTGAATACTTTTGTCCATTGTAATAAAATTCACTCTTAAATGTTTTTGCATTGATGTCGCCTTCGATGTTTGCGTCATTGCAAGTCATTTTTCCTTCTTTAGTCACGCTAAAATTGTCAGAGGTTATAGCAATATTCTTGCCTGTAAGATTTATTATTCCGCCGGACAGAAGATTGATTACGTCGCTTGCAGACAGATTTATATTATCTGCGTCAACCTTAAATTCCGTTCCACTACCTGTATCTCCGATAAGCGATACTTGAACAATTTTGCCTGTTGCAGAATCCACGCGTAAGACAATTTGCTGTTCAGTTTGTTCAATTCTTGTAGACAGTTCGTTTTCTGCGTCCGTTGCACGCTTAACTTCCGATTCCAAACCTTTCTCTGTGACTTGCACAGATGTCTTAACTCTTTCTGTTGTCTTGTTTAGGCGTTGAAGTTGTGCGGTTACACCATTCATATCGTTTTCAAGCATTTCTTTACCTTTACAGATATAAGAATCTCGAAGTGCCTTGATTCCGGTTAAATCACGTTGAAAAACGTATGCTTCAAAACCATATCCGTTTACTTCACCGCTGATAAAATCTCCACATTCAACGTATGGTTGTCCCTTTATCTTTGATGAATTGATTGGTCGGTAAGATATAGACGAAATCTTACTCAACAACGCATTCGAAAGTGCTGAAATCGTTTCGTGTGTCTGCCCCATAATCACGAAGTTATCTTGCACGTAATAAGGATTTTGATTGTACTCTGTCAATACCTGTGCGCCCTCTGAATCAACGATTATTACACCATCAATATTTGAAGTAAAGAAATCTTCAACCAACGGATGCTCATACATAAGTGACGTAGGAATATTGAATGAATTTTCGCTACTTCCGCTTCCGGCAGATGGGTATAAATCGTTTGCCGGGAATAAATCATCAGCCGGCAACAACATAGAAGATTCAAGTGACAAATAATCAAGCTTGCCATATCTATCCATGCGTCCAAACACACCGCTAATTTCACATATCTGTTTCATTAAAGAAAGTCCGTTGATTCCGTTTGACGAATCAAGCTCCTTGGTAAGCATGATATTGTCTGAAATTAACGTGACTTCTTTCTGCTCCACACCGACATATTCACAAAGACTATCCCTAAAATTCTTTACACTGATAGGAAATGTAAGGCTGTCGTACCAATCTTTGACGTCCACATCGAAATACCGCATCTTATCATATGCAGTCAGTTTCTTATAGTCTTTGCCAGCATATTTTTCTATTGTTTCAACATAGAACACGCCCAACGGAATCTCTGTTTTGTTTGTGATAAGTACCGGCTCGATTTCATATCCTTTAATTCCACTATTCAGATTGAATACCGTCAATTCAAAGCTGGATGCATTACAACCGCCGAATTTAAGTTGTTCTTCTTCACAAATTGATTCGTGCAATGTCATTTGCTCTGAAAGCACGTCCGAACCCTTAATCGTTGGAAATGCATTATCCTTAAATTTCACTTCTAATTCGATTGGCGTTCCATCTTTGATATATAATTTTTTAATATCTTCCGAAATCTTAATCATACTGTTTTTACTCCATAAGAAATCCATGCCATTCTTGTTGATAGATACTTGATTTCCTTTTCATCAGCAAAGTACATAGTTGGTTCAAAATCAGCCATGTACATATCACTTGTCACATACTTATCCAATTCAGGCACATAAACTTCAACACTTGCTTTTTTCTCAACTGCATTTGTATAGTTGGCTTGAATATTTGCAAAAATGCTTGACACCTGCGTATTATCAAGCATATTTCGTGTCTCAAATTCAACTTTCGGTGCAGTATTTTCCAAAGCCGTTCTATGTAAAATTCCATTTACATCACGTGTTGAATCCAAGTCTTGTCCGTAATTCGTTGCCTTGTAGCTTTCTGCCTTAATCATCGAAAGCGGAAATATGTAATTGCCAATTTTTATCAAATAACCTTTATATGCCATATAAAAACCTCACATAAAAAGGGCAGACACATTTACGTGCCTACCCTATAAATTCTTAATATAACAATGGGTTTGTTCCTGTTCGGTTATACGCTTGTCGGTTCGACCTCTTAACGCTCTCGAATATATCATTTGATGATATTCCTGTATCTTTTGCAAGAAGTTGTCTAAGCAAGTCATTCTGCTCACGCAATAACCGGTTCTGATCTGCCTGTGACATTGACATTCCATCTACAATTCCGCTTGCAATGTCTGTTGACATCCGACCGGTATCAATAACTGTCGACGTGCTTGTTGCCACATCTGTATTGATTGATGATGCAATATCCGCTGACATATCCGCCAAGTCTTGCAATGGGTCTGTAAACTGCAATGATGTGTTGAACGCAGATGTCAAATCAGTAGCCATTCCGCTTGCATCGTTTAACAACTTAGGCATGGCACTTTCCATACCCAAACCGATGCCGGGTGGCAAGAATTGACCGATTTCTTTATTCCACAATCTTGACGGAGAGTGAATACCAAACGCACGTTTCAATGCGGATGTCAGTCCTCTTGCAAGTGAAACTATGCCTCCAATAAGTCCATATTGTCCTCGACTATTCCACTTGTCAGACAATCCAATTCTAAGTCCATCTACAAGATTCGAGCCGGCTACCCCCCAAGGACTTTTTTCATCTTCTACTTTTTTCTTTGCTTTCCATAAATTTGAACCGGTGTCAGATATAACTCCGCCCCATTGATTATTTGCTCCACCGCGAAGTCCGGCTAAAGCACCGACAAATGCGTTAGTCACGTTCTTACCGCCGCTTGATGAATCCGCTTTCATCTTGGCAAATTTCTGTGCCATATCGGATGCCATACCATTAAGAGTTGTGCCAGAACTGTTCTTCATTCCTGTTAAAGCATTAATCACAGACAACGACATACCATTAGCTGAGCTTGTAGCATTTTTAGTCATAACAGAAAAATTGTTTGTAGAATTTCCTGCCATTCCTTGAATACTTGTTACAACCGACCCAGCCATTCCTTGTACGCTTGATGTCGTATTCTGTGACATATTTTTGACACTGTTAGATGCGCTGTTGTTCATGTTATTGTAATCGGAAACTACACTATTTTTAGTCTGCTTAACAAGCGACGTTATTTGATTTTTCCCATTTGCAACAGAAGCTCCAACATTGGCTAATCCGTTTTTAGTCTTTCCATCGACATCTTTCCCCGTTTGTTCCACATATCCAGGAATCAATTTTAAAAATCCGTTGAATTTTTCAGTCATCTTCCATGAAGCTTTTTCGATTGCTTCACTCAAATGTTCAAATGTATCGCTTCCTGTTTTCCCTGTCTTTTTGAGTGGTTTCTCTCCTTGAGCTACTGTCTTCCACACTCTTTGCACTGATGGTGGCAATTTTTCAATTTGTTCGTTAGCATTTTCTATCGCTTTTTTTCTGTTTTCGATTTCTGTTGCCCAATCAGTTTCTCCTTCTTTTACTGTCTGATATAATCCGGCAAGTGCTTTAAACGGAGTATCATATTCTTTGTAATATGAAGCCAATTCGCTGTCTCCAAGTGATTCTGCAAGAGATGCAAGACCTGTATTTACTTGTTTCCCGATCAATTCTCCAAGTCCAAGACCTGCAGCAATGGCAATCCCTATTTGTCCCAAAGAAGCGGTTGCGGCGCTTGTCTTAAAGTAAGCCGCCATTCCACTAAGCAAACCTCCTCCTGCCGCATTTCCTACGGAAGAAGATGCAAAATGAGTAACTATTGCATTTGTGATTGCGTTTTTTGCAGCCGATGTTAGTTGCACAGCCGTAATCACAACGCCAAGAGAAGCAATCGTAAGGCTAATAGCCTTTGCAATGTTTACATTCCCCTCTTTGTCTACAAGCCACTTTGCAACTACATCTGCAAACTTACTGAACGGTGTATTTTCGTACAGCCAATTTCCAACCTTAAATCCAATTACCGCTGTTGTAATTGAGATAGAAATTGCTTTGCTAAGAGGAATGGTTTTATCGCCAATTCCTGTTGATATTTCCTTTGCAAGCAAATTCTTTAACACGCCTGTGGCAATCTCTTTACCGCCATGCATCCATTTAAAAGCACCGATGGCAATTACAACCGTATCAAGGTCTAATTCGGTAAGGAAATCAACACCACCTTTTAATACATCCGACCATGATATATTTTTTAAGGCAGTAAATATTGTATCTTCGATTCCATCTACCCAACCATTGATAGCCTTTGCAAACTTCTTAAAATCAAAGTTTTGGAAAAATCCGTTTATTCCATACGCAATGGACAATCCAAGGTCGTCAAAATCAAAGTTATCTGTAAAACTAAGTGATGCAGTAATTGCAGTATTTAATGAATTTGCAATAGTTTTTCCTGTTGCATAGAAAAGTTGTGGAGATATAAGACCTGTTAAAAAGTCCGCCAATCCTTTACCGAAATTCTCCGCACCCTTGTAAGCACTATCCCAATCAATGCTTTCAAGTTCTTTCGTCAGATTTATTCCGATGTATTCTCCGAGTCCTCTAAGGTTAGAAATGGCACTCTTGTAAAGTCCCTCTGTCTCTGTGACATTAAACTTCATTCCACCACTTGAACCACCGGAAGATGCACCGCCACTACCACCAGAACCACCACTACCACCGGAACTATCGTTAGGCGTATTCAGTACATTCAGTTCGTCGAAGCCTTGTAATTGTTGCTTCAACTTTTTTGCATTATCAGCCGCTTTTCCTGTGCCGGACGCAAGGTCGTCCGCGCCCGTTGCTGCATTCTCGAAATCATCTGCAAGTGCGCCACGTTGGATTTCCAATTTCCATCCGAATATTGCTCCTAAAGCATTGACGATACTCTCCGAAAAATTGATAACTGCATCCAATCCTTTATTAAGTGCTTGAAGCAAAGGCTTTAACATGTTGATGCCAGCATTACCCCATATAGCACCAAGTCTTGTGAAGTTCTCACCCAACAAACGCACTTGGTTGTTCCACGTATCAGCGGTTCTTGCAAAGTCGCCTTGCGCCATGGTGGTTTGCGACATAACGTACTGATAACGAAGCATTGTCTTTTCAGCCTGTGACATAGAATCAATATTCGCGTTCATGCCATTATTCAACGCCCATTGCTTCAACGTAGCCTGTGTAAGATCAAGACCATATTTACGGAGTGGCATAACCATGCCCGTGTACACAGCTTGTAAATCTTCCGCAACATCAGCCTGTGATTTGTCGTAAAATGATGCAATATCGCCGGCCAACTTAGTCAGATTCAGAGACACATCTGCCATGTCGTCAGATGCTTGTACATAGCCATCTGTGGACTTTGCAAGGAAGTTGTTCGCATCTCCGACTTGCTTTGCGGTGATGCCCATAGCAAGACCCATTGATTGATATGTTGATGCATATTTTTTGAATGACAATTCGGACATTCCAAGCGTATAAATCGCATTCTTAGCCTGTTCTTCGACTTTATCCATAGATGGTCCGAAACTGTGCGATACTACGTTCTGAACCTCCGTCAAAGCTCCACTTATATCTATTGCTTTACGGAATACTCCTAACGCTCTGAATAACATCCAATATGTCGCATATACTTTACCTATTGCAGATGCAAGGTTGAATGAATGCTTCGATGCTTTCTTTGCTGAATTTCCCCAGCTATTTAGCGATGATGTAAGTCCACGTGTCACACTTCCGACACGATTACCGTTTGATGCAAGCTGTCCGATCGCCTGTGTCATTTGGATAATGTTTGCATTAACTGTCGGTGCGGTTGACATTGTTTGCATAAACCGCTTCAATGCTTCCGCAAGCGCATCAAGGTTTGCGGCGGTCTGTGCAGTTTTTTCTCCGGCACTAGCCAAAAGTCCAATAGCAGATGCAAATTGAATTGTTTCTGCAGAAACTATACCGGCTCTTGATAATGAATTTATAAGTTTGGTTAAATTCTTACCGAATGTCGGTAATGCAGAGCCAGACACCTGTACTTTGTCGCCAGCATTTGCCAATCGAGATATGGCATTTACTAATTGAATAGTGTTTGACGATACAGAACTCGCGCCGCTTAATACGGACGACAATATTCTTATGTTCGCTGCAAGCTTCAGAAACGAAGTTGTTTTTAAGCTAGAAATGTCAGAATTTGACAACCTTGTAATTGAATTTATAAAATTCACAAGTCCTTTGTTGTCAAAATTTAAACCGCTAAGCGTTGCAATTCCACTTGCGAGCGGTGTCAACGTGCTTGATAACTGCGATAGCTTTGTTCCATTCACCGCTTCAAACTTTTGTATACCCTTGGCAATTCTCGTAAAATCGGACAGTTTCACGCCTTGGAAGTTCTGCATTGCGCCACTAAGTATATTCACGCCACTAGCCAGCTTTTGTAGGCCTTTTGTGTCTACGCCACCAAGAGACTTTGACAGAACACCCAATTTATTTATGAGTTTGTCGATTTCATTATTTGCCTTTTGCGCTTCCGCACCGATTTTAATTTGAAGGCTATCAATTTCTGTCGCCACGATTCCACCAACTTTCTGTCATTCTGTCACATAGTAAAAAAGACGGTACAAACTCATGTTGTACCGTCTGTATTCTTCTCAACTTTTGGATGCTCTAATTCATAATTTGCCTGCATAGCAAGAAGTCCAGCCAAAAATGCTTCACGTTGCTTTTGCAAATCTTCTTCTTGCGTTTCCATAGCCAAGATAACAGGTTTTTTCATATACTTTCCTTTTGGATTCTTTGCAAAGTTTGCTTCAATAGCAACCGCAACCGCAGACATAGTATACTGACCATTCATCCAATTTAGAGCATCTATCTGTTTGATTTTTTGCTTATATCCGTCACGTACATATTCCAATTTCCTAGGATTCATATGCTTAAATTCTTCATACGAAATTCCCATAGAATATGCCGAAGGGAAGAAACCCTTCCATATTACTTCGTGGACGCTTTGGAAGGCTTCTTGTGGTCTTGCGGAACTACCTTCGGTGTCTGTTCCACATTCTCTTCCTGCTCCATTGCCTGATTCATGGTCTCGATCATCTTCTCGATTCCACTCATCACGAAAAAACCGTCATTCTCCATGCATGGCATCAGCACTTCATTGTACACGTCCGTGCAAGACTTCTTTTCTTGTTTCATATATTTCTTCAACAGAGTTTTTGCTTCGTCCATAGAAACCGGGTTATGTTCTAAGCATCCGGCATAAATAGCAAGCACGCAAATCTTAGGAATTGTAGCCAGCATCTTACTTGTTCCATCAAGCATTGCAACCGCAATATTGTTTCCCTCCTGTGCCGACCGCGCAATATAGATTCCTGATTTAACCTCAAACATTTTTTGCACAAGGTCTCCCACTTCTACTGCATCAAAACCAAACTCTAACTTATATTCTTTTCCATCAACTGTAATTGTTTTCATAATTAAATACCTTTTACCTTTCCTCCTATGTCTTTCACATAGGAAAGGGGCAGACCGAAGTCCGCCCTTTCTGTGCAATGTCATTATTCATCAGCATACGATGAATAGGTGTTTACCGCATTCGATTCTTCGTCACTCATCACTGCGGTATCAGAATTTAACGAGTGACTAACTATTCCCCCGGTGTAAATGCCACGGATGTATCCATTCCCTTGTACTCTTCAATCGTAAGATTCATCTCGATTGTGAGTAATTCGTTCTGTCCGATTTCCGGCTGTGGGATCTGCTCTGGTGGCTGTGCTACAACAAAGAACGACTTCTCGATTCCCGGAATAATTGTCTCAAACCACATTCTCTTTCCACCGGACAATGCCTTGTACTCTGTGATAAGAGCCTCCCACTCTGCGATTGTCTCAGTTGTAAAGTTTACTGTTACAGGGAATGAACCACCTGTATCCGCACGTCCTTTTACATATCTTGTAATAAAATCTTCCAATGCAGATGCATCAATTTGTTCCGGCTCAATATTAATACCGCCTATTGCGTTGATACGTGTCAACTGCTTAAATGACGTTGGCTTTGTTCCAGCGGTTGCCTCTGAGCCATAGCCGAATGTAATTCCAAGTGTTGAAATACCTGCTGCTGCCATCTTTTTTACCTCCTTAAAAATTTGCATAAAAAAAGAACCAAAAACAGGTCCTTAAATTATTTATCCATCAATCTATCATTTGCTCCGAGTATTCTTCTGAATCTCGCAACGCTTCTATATACTTTTTCTTCAGACTTAAATTCCGGCATTGATGTTGCCTCAAACCTCATTGCCTTAAATACGTCTGCAACTATTGCAAGCATAATCTTCGCATCGTATTGTGACGTGTTTATGAACGTCTGAACCTCAAACGTGGTTAAAACTCCGTTGATATTCTGCCCGTCCAACGTCCTTCCTTGCTCTGTTCCGGGCAATTCGTGAACGTATATGGTTGGAAATGTTGGTTTTGACAAACTGCTTTCGACATTTGTTATCGTAACGCCTTTTTGCCACTTCATACTCGGAAATTTCTTTCTCAGCCTTGGAATGGCATATGAATTAAGAATACCAAAAACCTTTGTTTCATTTTCATACGCCCAAGTGTTATCAACCATTCTTGAATACCTCTTTTACAGTTTTCTCAACCAACTTTATAAGTTGCAGCGATGTGTAATACATAAATGGTCTGCTTGGCATACCTTCTGTAAAATACCAATTCCCATCATCGCCAGGATAGAACCATCCATATCTACCATCTGCAAGCTGTCTAATTGTCTTACCGCTTGCGTAGTTCAATGTTACGCCATCCGGCAATTCTCCCGGATAAGGATGCTCTTGACCAACAATTCCGGTTCCGAACTCAACGAACATCGCATGATCTGTACCAGCCACAACAGCCCATACACCGCCGCCTTTTGTGCTTCCTTCGTATTCAGAGCGAATACTTGAAAGCAATTCAGATGTAAATACTGCATCAAGGTCTGCAATCTGTACTCTCGCAATCTCTACGCCCTTTTCAGCTAACTTTTGAGCGACCATTTGACATTTATATGTCAAACTATCTTGATACGCTCTAATCTGTTTTATAGCGTTCTGAATGCTTGATTGAGACAGACAATTCATACTGATTGTCTTTTTACGAGCCATGCAATCACCTACTCCGCGTTTTTCACATTCTTACGCAATAGATAAAGGTCAACTGTCAATCCTTCATCCGCTACGCCCTTGACGATGTAATCTGCCGACGTTGAATCAATGATTGTCTTGTTGTTGTCCTTATATCCAACTTCCGAACGCTTCCATATCAGCGCACCTTCCACAAGCGGAAATGCGTTTTTGTCTGTAACAAGTTGTGCATAATTGGTTGAATCATCTATTCCAAACTCTTTAGCTGTTGCTTCGCTTAGCTTGTTACTTATGGATGAATAAAAAATAACAGGCTCCGTATATGCTTCAATCGGTTCTCCTGTTACTTCTGGTATCTTATTGCCATCTTCATCCAAATATGGAATAAATGTGCCATCATCGTCCGTATAGCCGGTATATATGATATTCCCATCATCGTCACGTCTGTACTGCGGTTGCAATCCAAGGCTAAGTGAATACTTCATCTTCTGCTTGTTGATTTCCAACGACATTTACTTCACATCCTTACCAAACCGCTTCCATAGTTCAGACAGTTTCTCCCATCCGAACATAGCAACAAAGGCAACAATAAATCCTGCAATTACGGATGCAACGATCATATACCATAGCATTTCAGCTTTGATATACTGCATATAAGCGATGAACGCTGTTACAGTAAGAGCGATTGAAAGCACAAATACAACCAGGTCTGTTGGTACACTCTTAAATATGCCTTTAATTACCTGTGTAATTACAGACACAGTAAATGCTAAACCTCCAACTACAGCAAGTAAAATAGTTGCGTTGCTTAATAATTCCTGCATTATTCTTTACCTCCGTTCTTTAAGTGTATTTGCTTAATTTCCTCATACATTTTTGTTATCATTCCGTTTCCGCCAAGAGCGTGATAAGCGTCGTACATTTCAGAGAAATTCTGATATGCGTAAGATGGTATCTCTCCCAGCGAAACGTATTTATCGTGGTACTCTATAAGCTGCACACGCAAAAGTAACATTGTTCCTTTGCTGTTTGCATCCTTATCTTTCTTTTGTTGCTTTAGAAGCCAGACAATATATCCTAGCATTATTGGAAGAACGACCGTATATGTCTGTAACAAAAACTCTTTCATTCTGTAGCTCCTATTTTTCTTTTAGTTGGTATGCCGCCCACCACCCTTGATGCACACCGCCTGCTACCGCATCCGAACCTCAAACACGATAACGCACAATCTTCTTTTATAATGCCTTTACAAACGGATATACACCAACAAACAAGCTGTCTCTATCTCTCCAATGGCGCGATACTCCATTTTCTGAATAGCTCGTCATATAGTTCTCGCCAGCTTGTGAATAGTCGTACACAACAAGGTTTATTATGGCACCCTCAAAAGAGTTCATATCTTCTTCAATCATTTCCTGTGTGTAAGAATCCGGGTAGCACCGCTTTGCAATAACATCTTTTTTTGCTTGCTCAATTAGTTGTTCAATAAGCGGATTGTTTTCGATTTCATCAAACACAACAACATCTTTTCCGTCAGCCTTTTCCATATGAAATTGTTTCAATCGAATTTTGACTTGTTCTAATGTTGTCATTTTTATCTCCTACAATCCGAATTTTGTAATCAGAATCTTTTTTAATTCTGAACCGTTAATTTCTTCCGCGTTGTCAATTCCGTACATCTTAGCCAAGTCTTGAAGGTCGGCGGTAGACATACGGTTAATCTCTGTCTTTGTGTAATTTGACGTTGGTGGCGTTATATAATTAAAAGGTGCCGAATTTTTGCTATCTTCCGGCACCTCGTCACCAGCCTTATACCAAACGCCATCCTTAATAACAATATACGGATACTTCATGGCGCCCTCCTACTCTTCCGAATGAACCTCGTAAACGAAAGTGCTGTCCATGTTTTCGTAAGATGGAAGGACAACCTCTGATGCAAACGTAGACATCTTCATTGGTGGTCCATACTCAACCTTTGTTGCAACAGTAATACCTGTTCCATACTGCATAACATCGACATCCGCAACCTGTCTAGCGGTTCTTTCTTCCGGTGTGGTTCCAAACCAAGTATTGCCAAGACTGCCCTCTGGAAGAAGTGTAACCTTGTTGTCCGGGTAGAAGTACTGTTCCTTGCCATCATCATCAATGTACATTTTATCGTAAAGCACAATAGTGAGCTTTGTTCTCTTTTGTACCACTGAAACAACAGTATCATCATCAACCTCAATAGTTGCTGTAAGGTTCTGTGCAAGAATTGAGTTTCTTATCTGTGCATTGTCAAGCAGATATTGAAATGTGTTACTGTTCATAAGTGCGTATCTAGCAATCTTTCCCTGCTTCTGTAACTTCTTTCTTGCGTTGTTAAGGTCTGTAAGTGGCTTTGAATTAGCTGTATCGCTCCACATACTTGTTCCGGATAACTTTGCGTAATGGTCTTTTGCGTATGAGCCATCCTTGTCATAATCGTAAGAATACTGAACACCATCGCTTATAATGGCGATTACTGGATGCCCTGCATTTGTAGCAAGAAGTGACATTCTCATGCGTTCTGGAACAACTTCCGCACCGCTTACAAGATTGTTAGTATCGTCATATACGCTTGATAAAGCACTCGCAAGGTAAGGGTCATCTGCTGACTGAATACGCTCAATTTCAAGCATTTCTTCTTCGCCCACTGTCATTCCCTCACGGAAAAATGCCATCTGTGTTTTTTCCTTGCTTAGTCCCTCTCTGGCTCTAAGAGTTGGGATTGTATCAAAGTTAGATGGTGCAAGAGAAACGGGAAGTCCTTTATGTGTCTTAATCCAGCCTAAATCAAGCCCCTGTTTCTTTCTTTCTGGAAACCACTGTAAACCAAGATAAGGTATCTGGTTACTAGCGTTTTCTGTTGCTGATAATGCAATAGACTTGCTATCTAATACTTCATTAATTAACATCTGTTTACCTCCTGCTATTATTCAAATACAATCATTGGGAGAGCTGTCTTAACTGCTGCGTCATATGTAACACCAGAGTGTGCTTCTGCCACCTTTGTGTTAAGGTATGCTTTCTTAAGCAGTACGCCCTGTGGTCTGTCCTCTGTTACATCAAACCTTAAGATACCCACTACTGTAGCTGTATTGTCAGCCTTGCCATTTGCTCCGATTGGAGTACCTGCTTTGACAATCTTCTTGCCCTGTGCGTTTTTAGTTGTTACGCCGTCAAAATCAAGTGTTAATGGGATTGCTTCGTTAGGCTCTCTCTTTAAAATCTGAACATCTCCTGCGTATGAAGTCTTTTCATACTGCATATTCATTTCCTTTGCCATTTCTTACCTCCTGTTATTGCTGAATGTAATGTGATAAAACGTCATTGTTTTTAGGTGCATTAGATATAAGGCTTTCTGCTATCTTTTCAGCATTTGTCTTATTGTCTGCACCGTCTTTATTGCTTCCACCGCCCGGAACATCTTGATACTTAGCAATCTCCTGTTCCTTTGCCTGTGCAGCGGCAGTCTCTTTGTCGGACATAATCTTGCCAAGGGATTCATAATCAAGGCTTCCGTCATCCTTAACAACTGTCTTTGCTTGTTCAGCAGAAATCTTGAAGTTTGTCATTGCTGCTTCTCTCTGATCTCTGATTGCATTATTTTTCTTCAACTCTGCGATCTGTTGATTAGCCGCATCCAAGGCTTTATTTGCCTTTTCGATTTCTGACAGGTTTCCAGCTTCCAATTCATCCAGTTTCTTCTGTAACTCGTCCGCTGTACCAGCCTTTTCCCTGTACTGCTTTGCCTTGTTCTTCTCCGTCGCAACTTCTGAATTGTTCTGATTTAACAGATTAGTAATCTGATCATCAGTCGCATCCGGAAATAGTTTCAATACGTCGTCTCTTGTCATAATTACCTCCGTAAACTCACGCTTTTGATACCGCAGGTTGCTCCTGCCGAGTTTCTCCTATTTACCGCATAGGTGCAAAATTTATAAAAATAAAAGCAACTACCGATTATTCAGTAATTGCTTTATCTTTCTTATTCATTTGATCTACTATTTCTTGTGCCTTTGCTTTTTGCGCTTCTGCATCATCAATAGTCTTATACAGATTTTCGAGATACGGTTTCGACAAGTTAAATGTCTTTTCTGCGTCTCCCCACAATCCAACTGTTGCTATCGCAATAAGCGGATGTATTCCGGCTTGAAGCAATACTGTAAGTGTTTGTGCCTTGGTGTACATATTATCCTGTGGACTATGATTGATCTGCACGTCAAAATCTCTTATTGACAACTTTAGATCGTTATCATTTACTCTAAGGATATTTAACACGACATTTGCAAGCCGTTTTTCTGCCGATTTAACAATAGGGTCTTTCAGTTTTGCTCTTGTCTTAGAGAAGTCCCAGCCATTACGAAGTTCTACGGCTCCTTGTGTATCTCCGCCGGTATTCCCTTGTTTGTTTGGTATTGCCAAAATAGATAGTGTATTATCCCATATATCATCTTTTGCAACTTGGCATTGTGTTTGGTTCAATTCCTGTGTCATAATATCGACGTCGGATTTATTATCTCCATTGTTTGACTTTACTGTCAAAGCATGGCTTTTCTTCATTTTCTCGAACTCTGTCTCGTCGATTTGGCAATTCACGAATTTTATCCAATACTGCACAAATTGTTCAACGCCATCCATTCTATTGGACTGCATATTGTTTATCGCATCCAGCATACCAATAACAAGCTCGATATCGGAAATTCTTTCGTGATTGTTAGGAAACTCAACAATCGGTATTCCGCCGTATGTGTGAAGTTTGCTCTCAATCAATTTCCCATCTTGAATCTTATAAGATGTCGTATCAGAAAATGCTAATTTATACCAATTTCCGTTTTCGTCTTTTAACTCCTGAACGGAAAGCATCGGCTCTTCTGTGCTATCGTTATAGATTGAAAAAGTATTCATCGGCGTTGGTGCAACAATTAAAAATGGAACATCTGAATTTGCTTTAGGTCTTGCCGCCTTAAATGATGTTCCTGTTGCGGATTGCCACTCACCAGCTTTGATGTCTTTTTCTTGCTTGTTTGCATCTGCCATAAAATCATTGAGCATATCCACAGCCTTGTTGATTGCTTCATCATCCTTTCGGCTAATGAATTGAATCGGCTCGCCGTATGTCTGTCCTACTTTGAACTGAACAATTTCGTAGGCATGATTTTCCACGATTCTGTTTGTGATATCTTCATTTGTTAGCTTTTGTCTATACAGAATCGGTTGATCTCCCTTGTAATAATTCCAAAGATATCGGATAACAGATTTGTTGTAGTAAAATGTTCCAATGCATTCTCCAATAACTTTGACAACATTATCTGCGGTTATCTTATCAACGCTTGTATATGCAATTTTTCTTCCGTATCGACCTTGAACAAGGTCTTGTAGATACATTCTGTTATTCATTCTGCCACACCTAAATAATCATTACTCCGCTAGAAACTTCTCTTTGCGGTCTGTCTTTTATCTTTATCTCGTTGTCTGCCGGATTGAACAAAACTCTTTTACCGCACTTCCGGCAACTATATGTCATTGTGAATGTTGACCGTCCATCATAGATGCCTACTTTACGCTTGCACCTCGGACAGTAAATTGTTTTACTTTTCATCCTATGCTCCTAAAAAATTGCACTAAAAAAGCACCGCGATAACGTCACGATGCTTTTCCAAGGATTTTTCTGTGAAAGAAATTGAAATGTCTTTAGACAACATTTGCATTTTAACTATACTATATGTTCTGTAGCGAAACAATATGCAAACATACGCAAAATAACGCAAATGTACGCAAACTTACGCATAATATAATCTTCCAAACATTTTTTCGAATGTTTTCATCGCTTTTGATTTGAGCAAATCAACTTTTCGTGTACTGCAATCTTTAAATTTTGCACATTCTTTGATATTATATCCGTCCACAAAGTATAAATGCAGTATCTCATACTGTTCCATATCTTCCATCTGGTCGATCTGCTTAATAATTTCTTGCTTCTTTGCCACGTAAATATCAATCAAATGGTCGATTTCTTTCTCTGTGTCAATGATCTTCGCAACAGTATCTCCCAACTTGTCACGCTTAACAGAAGTTTGCACTCGTTCGCCATCACCGGCACCACCTGTAGATGTCGCAATTTCACGTAGCCTGTTTTTTTCTGCAATTTTTCTGTCAATCTTAATGTCAAATTCTTTGATCTGCGATAAATATTTTGATGTAGTCATTTAATAGCCTCCTGTCCTAAAAGGATTTTTCGTTGCTGTTGCCGTTGCAAGATTATTTGGATTTTCTATAAACATTTCAAGCTGTGTAATCCCATCGGCGGCATCATCGTGTTTGTTCTCTCCAATTGATACAAACATAGTCAATTCGTCCATAGCCGCTTGATATTCGTCGTTTCTTCGGTATCGAACAACGCCTAATTCTGCATCTTTCTGTAACTGATCTTGTGTAACCTTTTTTGATTCAAGGAAAATAAATTTCCTTTTGATGTCTCCGGAATATGCTATAATTTTTGATAGCTTTTCGACTTTATTCGGCGCTTTCCTGCTTGTACACGAACATTTATATTTCTGATCCTGCAACCTTTCATCAACATATTGGCAGTATAATTCTCCACCTGTATTTCCCTCAAATCGTGTTTGCCTTATTCCGTTCCCAATGATTCTTCCTACCACCAAAGGCAATGTAACTTCTTTTGCCCCTTTATTGAATACCCAATCATAAATATATACATCTCCGTTATCGTATTCTGCACCAATCGGCATTGATAGACTATCTCCGCCGCCCCATGCAACATCCACAACTCCAATACGGCGAAAATCTCCATCCGGCAATATTCCGTTGAAATATCTTAATTCGTCCGTCGGGAAAAGCAATCCCTCACGCACAAATGGTCTCTGCATAAATTTAGCTTCCCATTCAGCCTTATCAAGTTTCTCCCTCATATCTCTATAGTATGCAGTAGAAAAACCATTTATTTCATAATCAAAATTACTTTCGTCGTTTTCATCAAGTGCCGGTATTCTTCTAAATCTGTACTCTGGATTTCCGTCATAAGATTTTCGTAATCTTTCCAGCGGGTCAAGAACGTTCCATAATGTACCGACCATCAGCTCCCTTGCTCCGTCATTTTTACGGTCAACCATCTTATTCAGATATTCTTGATACGTATTTTCCATTCGAGTAGGGCTAAGAGAATGTTCACGATCTCTTACCAGGTCATCTACGTACAAATATCCGTCTTTTGATACATCGACCGCACCTGTCCATGTTCCATCAATGCCTCGGCAAGTAACTGTTGCAAATCTATCTGGATCTCCTAATGTAATAGTAAACTCATCCGCACTTTTGTCTGTTACAAGAGATTTATTTGCATATTCTGGATTCCAAAAGAAAAATAATTCATCAAATGCATATTCTTCTGTCGAAAACAAATTCATAAGTTCCTTATAAAATCCTTTTGCAAGGATTCCAGAGTGTCCTCCCATTGCAGAGTGGCTATTTGGTCTACGCATTGCAACCCAAGCAAGGAAGAATATACATATTGTTGATTTTCCGACACGGGATGGCATTGACAAGCCGTAAAATTTGATCTTTCTGTTTTCCAAATCTTCAAGGTCATTTACAACAACCTTCAAAGTTTTTCTTCTTGGATAATAAAACCGCTTACTCCAATTACGTTTGCGCTCCATATAATACATAAAGCTCTCAAAATTGTAATAGCTTTCCAATTTTAGAAGTTCATAATATTTGTCTATCAGGTCATATGGCGTATTATGATCTTGTGCATATTTCTCTAAATCCCATATAGTTCCTCCTGTTTGTTTCATGCAGAATTGCTCTATAATGCCCTTAGACATCTTCGTAAGTTGTAACCCATACTCAATGTCCTTTTCGCCATTTATAGCAACCTTACAGGCTTCCACGTAAGCAGATATTACGGATTCATCGACAAGATGTGTCTTTATAAAATTGTCATATTGATTTACTGTGTTGATTAACTCTTTAGATGCCATAAAGAAAAGCACCTCCGCTCATTCAAGCAGAGATGCCATAGAAATCTCTGCCTATAATTTTTCTAGGGTAGCGACTACAATCAATCTGTAGCCGGTAAAATTTTGTTAGAATGTTGGCATTAAAATAAAAATGCAAGCAGCCAATCCATCACGTATTGTTACGGCATCTGATTCATTCCCGGTAAAGAAAAACCAGAGTTCTAAGCAACTTAGAATTGTCGAAACTATTAAAGCTACAAGTTTTGCCACATTTATTATAATACCAATCACTTATAGTCACCCACTTTCTATAGCTTATATCCGCTTCATGTAAATATTCTCCCTGATCTTCCCTGAAAAGAAATGCTGCAAGCTCTTAGACACGCGCTTGCCATTCATCTTGTAGTCGGTTGCAAAGTAATCATCAATCATCCACATATAATCTTCTGCTTCACAATCAACTACTTTACCGGTCGGATGAAAATATGCATCGACGATACTCTTAATTGCGCTGTCTGATACGTCTATATGCCTTATATCCGATTCTTCTTCGTATCTGCTTATAAAATACTGAATAATGTTTCTAAGGTCGATTATTCGGCTCCCTAACGTGTTCGGTTCTGCATATCGACTAACAAGGTTCGGAACATCATCAATTCGATATTTAACATTGCTTTGCCCGACCGCCTTTTCGTCAGAAAAGCATAATGTTCCTTTTCCTTTAGGAAAAGCATAATTATTATTTAATTCATAAGTATTTAATATATTGTTATTTAATTGTGTGCGTTTATCCGATGTCGGTTTATCCGTTTTCCGAAAATCGGACATCGGCTGCTCATACACTATGTATTCCGTGTCTGTAAACGCGCCTTTTTCGTTCCTTAACTGTTTTCTTTCCAAATAACCATACTCTTCTAATTCATTCAGCGCGCTTCTTATGCTTGCTTTTCCGTCTGTTGAGAGCTTAGACAATCCCTCAATCGTATAGTTCCAATTTTTAGGGCAACTCAGCATTGTTGTGAGAAGCCCCTTTGCCTTAAAAGATAATCTAGTATCCTTAAAAATATCATTGCTTATAACTGTAAAATTTTTATCTTTTCTTACTGTTACTTTTGCCATAATCAATACCTCCACCAGATATTATCATGCATTTCCGTAATACATGCTACCCACATAATAAAATCCAGCAAACAGGCACCGTGGTCGTGCTTTTCGGTAGCGAACCTAGTTTGCTGTAAAATGGAGAAGATAGGAATTGAACCTATAATGTTTACCACGTGGGAACAGATTTACAGTCTGCCGCAACACCGCCAATCGTTGCCGCTTCTCCATGTGCGGTTTCCGATATAGGAAAGTATCATCCGACCACTTATTACCACTTGTCCATGTTCGACTGTCAAGCAACCTATATCGACATTTTTAATTTCGGCAGGGAATACCGCAACGCCTGCCTATCCGGTAATGGACCGGACTATTGATGCGGTGTGGATTTGCACCACACATAGCAACCACTTTTGCAACAGGTAACACCCTATACAGGTTCCTTTGCTGTCTTTTTAATTCAGCAACTTGTTCCTAACCAAAGTGTGGATTGCCTTATGCTTAAGCGTTTACCTATTCCGCCACGCATCAACTCACATGTAGATGGTTTTAGAGAAACAGAGATAACCAACAACTTATTCCCCTTTTCAGTTTACATGTGAAAACGCCGACATCGTGAATCGAACACGAACAACATTTATATGTTGGATAGCTTAGCAAGCTATTGGAATACCATTATCCCATATCGGCAAAATACCGCCTGTGACGGTATGCACATCCGAAAATGTGCATGGTTGGATTCCACAACATTGGGAGAACAAAAAATGCCCCTTTGCAAGGGAATCGACACGGAAGACTCGAACTCCACCTATATCGCAATATTCGAATTATGCTAGCCAATTACACTACATGTCGATGTGACAAATCCTAGTCACAAATAAGTCGAAATTGTGTGGCGCACGCGTGAACACCACGCAAAATCCAAGACTGTTCGTTAGTCAATTATCGCGAATCAGTGACATAGAATCAGACAAGATATTACATTCACAACCCGATAAAAAATAGTTTGTTGCGTCAAAACGTATTCCTGGGTATGCAGGTTGTGAAATACGAAGCACCCGGAATCGAACCGGAATTTACGGGAAAACGTGGGGTGTGTAAAACCGTATGATCTGCCATTGATCTATACTTCGTGTGCGCATCCTTCTTGTGGAGGGAAAATGCGCAAAGGAGAAATGTGTGTTCCCCATGGGATAAAAGGGGTTTATACACGCCGATATTCAACCGGCAAAACCCACCGAGCCTTGTGACGGCTCTTTAATCAGCATTCCGCTAGTGGGTTACGAAAGGAGGATCCCAAAATGAAAAACATTAAGAATCCAAACTGCCCTAGTTGGATTCGAACCAACAAATGCAGGAGTCAAAGTCCTGTGCCTTACCTTTTGGCGATAGAGCATAAAAACGCTTATGCAGCGTATTCTGACAAAATCCTGTCTAAAGTCGGTCGTGATACACCGATATTCTTCGCAAATACAGACTTGGTAATCTTACCGGAACGGTAAAGAATCAAATTGCTGTCAAGCAATTCACTATCTACAGTTTTCTTTGTGCCGCCCTTGTATTTGCCTTCTTTCTTTGCAATAGCGATTCCTTCTGCCTGCCTCTCTCTGATATGTTCTCTTTCGAGATTCGCAACATAAGAAAGAATCTGTAATACCAGATCAGCGATAAATGTATCTGTCAAGTCTCCGGTTCTTCCGATAGTCGTGTCAAGCAATGGCATATCAAGAACCTTTATGTTTGCTTTGATCGTCTTAGTGATTCTGCGCCATTCATCCATGATCTCGTCATAGTTTCTTCCGAGCCGGTCGATAGACAAGATAATGAGAACATCGTCACTCGTTAAATTGGCAATCATAGTCTGATAATCTTGACGTTCAAAGTCCTTGCCGGATAACTTATCCATGTAAATCTTTTCACATCCGGCGTTTTTTAGTGCTTCTAACTGTCTTGCAAGGTTCTGTTCCTTGGTTGACACTCTTGCATAGCCTATAATCATAAATACACACCCCTTATCTTTAATTGATATGGGTATTATATCATAAAATGTAATGCTTTGCAATGCTTTGCATTGCTTTTTATTGCTTTGCATTGCAATATTTATCCGTTTATGTTATATTATGCTTATGGAGGTGTAATATATGGCTAAAAAGCAAAAGCAAAACGATGCTCAAATAACAGTTCGTGTTCCAAGTGAATTACGTGTTGATCTGGAAGCAATTGCAAAAAAGCAAGGTCGATCTCTTTCTAATCTCGTGATACACATTCTGAAATCTTATGTTGAAAATAATTAAGTCGCAAATCAGCGGCTTTTTTATTTTTCTGCTAATTCGATATATTTATCCAGATACCATTTTGCTTTTTTGATATCTTCAACGCCATTTTTGTTATTGTGACGGTAGATGTACTTAAAAGCATTGCACACGCAGAAGTCCATAACAGCTTCTTTTCCTTGTGTTTCAATCATTACGTCGATGCACTCAAAGTTTCCTGTCTCATAATGCGACGGATGATTGACATTATCATTTGTTGATGTGGAATCGGATTCTCCTTCGGAAAGAACAAGCCGAACTATGTCATTCATACTTTCGGAAATGTTTTTTAATTTATCGTTCAGCTTATTTATTTCTGTATTTATTTCGTCTATTTTTTGTTTTGTAAATCTCATTAAATCCACCTCTTAACTATCCGTATTGCGTATACGTGAGATAAAATCCGCTTTACAATCGTTGATACCGGGTTTCCATCGTATTCCTGTCTCGAATACAAAGAAACAAGGTAAATCCGATCTGTGATTCTACATACCTTATATCCTGTAGAACGGATCCGGTGTATGTCTCGATATGTTATCATGCTTCTTCTACCTCGTCTCCCCACAGCTCCATATACTTCTGAACGTCATAATCGCCAACTGTTCGTTTTGCATAATCTTCGTTGATTGGAATAATATTTGAATAACTGATCGTTTTTTCATAAACAATGTATTTGCATATATCAAGGTTGAAGTACACATATTTCTTTGTTTTTTGTAAGCAACGAAACCATCTTCCGTTTTTTGTCTTAAATAACGCAGCTTTATCTTCTTCACAAGAATCTGAATATTTAAAGCAAACAACTAACTCTGAATCTTCTGTGCTGTAAAGAAGTCCCTTGCAAATGCGTTGTGAGTGAATAATTGTTGTACGAGGTTCAGTCTCTTTGTTGTCTCGTACTTCTCGATTTTCAATTTCTGAATTTTTATTTTTGCGCTTTGAAAATAATTTCATCTTTAATCTCCCATTAAATCAACCCTTTTTTAATTTTTTAAAATTTTTAGAAATCAAAATGCTGTTCCGTAGCCTTCATTCATGGTTATTCACTCCTTTTACGTTGCGATTCTAAGTCAATCGTATAATTGACTATATAATGACTTTTCTAAGTTATCCATATATACATCACATAACTATATATCCGTTATCTGTAAAACCCTTATATATAACAATCATATATGCATTAAGTTTATATAATTTAATTATTTATTATATGTGTATGTGTAATGGTTCTATATATTTATATTATATATAATAGGGCTTTTTGTTTTGAAAAATGTTTGTGGTGCTTAGTAGGGGTGTTTTTCGGGTCCTATCAAACCCCCACCCCCCTGCCGGCTGATCTGTTGGAGCTGATCTACTGCCGTTTTTCTATCGTCAAATTGCACAAATAATTGAATAAAATCGGGTGTAAAAACTAAGTACACTCTGATTTTACATTATCAACCACTATATCTTGTGGTTTTGTTTCTATCTGTGCCATATCTTGTGGTTGTGCGTCTAATCTTGGAAGCTGTGCAGCTGTAAGCGGTTGCTGTTGCCGGTTTGCGTCGCTCGTATATGGAGAAGCCCAGCCGAATTGCCTATTGAGTACAGCTATCACGCCAACAGGATTCTTGTTACCCGTCACAAGCTTATTGGAAAGCGATTCTTCGCGATTTTCACAAAGTTTTTTGTATATCCTCATACTCGAGGAGCTTAGCCGATCCGCTTTATTCCATGTAGTCACTGTATCATTATCTATACCAGTAAGATTACTAAAGCCCATAATAGATACTTCTTTATCATATAACATAGACATATATATATAATAGTCGCATATATCATTTAATAGATCATAATTATATCTATTGTAATTACTCATAATATTATTATTTATATTATATATATTGCTCTTATCTCTTAATATATCTTTATCTTTAAATACATGACGTTGAATATATCTAAGGCATGCGTTATATACAGACTGAGACGCGGCGCGCATGTCCTCGATCTCTTGCTCTTCGCAGAAGATACGCAAATACATAGCTATATCATTTTCAAAAGTTTCTATGTCTTTTTCTTGTACCTGTTCGACCTGTTCCATGTTCGCGCCTCCCTTCCTAATCTTCGGCAAATAAAAAAGCCGGCTAGAAATAAATCTAACCGGCGAAAGTTTCATATATAGCGCCCTCTTGCCTTGGCTTGGTTGTTCGATATGCTCCGGGCGCATCCGCATATAACAACTATATACAAGCTTTATAAATTGGATATACTATACCACTATATCAAGTATATGTCAATGTTTTATACCATTATAGGCGCTATATCTTGTATATATGGCTTTTATATCTCTATCGGGCATATAATTATATACAAACAAAAAGCGACTATAAAAGCCGCCTTTTGCTATGTATAACATACCAAGAATATAAAAGGGAACTATAACCCTTTAACTAAAACATATATATTATAGTTCTATATAATATATATTGTCAATACGATATATTATAATTTAATCATTGACATATAAATAATATAAGTGTATATTATAAGCACGATATAACCATATTGGAATGTTGAATAAATCTATTCAATTTATCAACCAATATAACCATATTGGAATGTCAAATAAATCATTTACATTTATTTGCACAATTTAACCACATTGGAGCCGGCGCCTATTAATAGGCGCCGGTTATTCTTTCATACATAAAATTTGTTAGCCTATTGTCGAATTCTCCGCTGTTTATCATGTCGCACGCTTCCGCCTGCGTTCCAAAATGTCCAATAACTGTGCCGTCTCCACTGCATCCCATGATGCATTTTTCCCCGTCCGCGTTGATATATGTATGCGCATAACACCACAGCGCATACCTTGCACCTGGGAAAGTCATTTGCTGCATCCCTCCATCAATATAGTCATAGTCTTTTATAGCTAGCCTTGAGCCTGTCCGCTGCTCTAAATCTTTTACCGCTTTTTCTAATCTTTTAATCATAAATACCGCCCCTTTCTAATCTTCACAATAACTTTTTGCAACTTCTTCCACTTCTTCAGAAGTGAAGCAACCGCCGAACACATCCGCCATATTATTAAAATCTGTCTGGCTGATCTGCTCGCGTGCTTTGTCGCTCAGCTTCAACCCGTCCAGATAATCAGCAACGGCTTTGTTGAGTTTCCGGAGCTGATCGCCGCCCCTTCTCGTGATCTCGTCGATCTGGTCCATCGTCATTTCTTCGTATTTCATAATTACCACCCTCCAGCCGTTCGGCTGCCTTTCGTTTTTGTTTGATCTTATTATAACGCTATCGTTATATTATGTCAATAGTTTTTCCAACTTTTTCAATCCATAAACGGACATTTACCCGAATCGCCTTGATCCGCTTGATCTTCTGTGATTTTTTGCTGATCTTCTAAGTGATCAAGCACACATTTAACTATAAATCCGTTTAGGCTTTCTCCTGCTGCCGCTCTGATCCGCTCCTCATCTTCTTTTTTGAATCTTACAAGAGCCTTGAAATATGCGTTTTTTTCATATTTAGCGGTTGCTTTTGCTTGCGCCTTTGTTGCCATAATAACGCCACCTTCCTATATAATGATAGCGTTATTATAACGCTACTATATATATATGTCAATGCTTTTATAAAGATATCGTTATTATAACGCTACTATATAATATAGAAGGAAAGCAACATATAAAGCTAGCTTTATACATATTGCACAATGAATATATAATGATAGCGTTATATATTTATGCATTATTCCATCTTGTAATAATATAACGATAGCGTTATACTATAACCAAGTTAAGAAACCAAGCACAAAACGAAAGGAAGGGAACAATATGAAAAATTACAAGATCACAGACAAAGCAACACAGGCAATTATAGGAGTCGTAGCAATGACACCAGCGCAGGCGCGGAAGGTTGAAAAGGATTTTATAGTAAAGGAGGCATAAGGCATGGAAAGATCTATTTTGGAAAATATGGTATTTGCTTTTATGGTCGGAGAATTAGGAATTGAACCGATCGCAGCAAGAAAAGAAGTTGAAAAAATGACGGATGAACAGTTAGAAAAATTTATTGATTAGCCGAAACGCTCCGATCTTGGAGCGTCCACCGCGGGACGGTCTCCCGGTGCTGATGATGGCAGACCAGAAAGGAAAAAAATATGAAATACACAATCAAGATCAGTGGAAAACAGTATAACGACAATTACACATATGACACACAGAATGACGGTGACTTCTTCGGAGAGATCAAGGAGATCATCGAAGAGATCGAAAAGGGAAATATTGATACCTTGGAATTATCAAAAAATTAGTGCCGAAACCGCCCGCGTGGCGGTCTTGCATAGGCTGGCAACCTTGCAACTGATGAGACAAGCCGGATAAATGAAAGGATGGTTGATTTTATGAGAATTGAAACAGAAGAACAAAAGAAAAGTAGAATTTTCGAGCATTACAAGCAGTATATAAAAAAGCCAGTAAATAAAGGCGGATGTATTCGGTTTATAGTGATAGAATATGTATGTAGATTTGCAGATATCAACGCTTTCAAAATGGGTGCAGAGCTAAAAAAGGATGGATATATCATTGCTTTTGATGATTCTAGCATATCCGAGCGCGAAAACGAACGGAAAAGAAAAGCAGTTGAAAAAATCGCATAATAGGCAAGTGCAGGCGGTGCAGCGTTCCGGGGTTCGAGTCCCCGGCTTGCTTTTACCCGGAAACCGGGATAATATATAGAATATGGAGGAATAAGAGCATGACAATAATTGAAAAAATGAGAAAAGACGGATACCCAAAGATTATAAAAGGTAACGGAGGATACAGAGCATATTTGAAAGACATACAACCTCTAGGCGGTGGCGATTATATGGCTATATATCGTTATCCAGGAGGGGAATGCTGTCACAGCCTAGAAGAAATAAAAAAATGTTTTGAAATCATCGAACAATAGCCGCCGCAGAGGATGCACGCCGGAACGATACCGGCGGCGGTTTTTTCCCGGAATTGGGAATAATTGAAATATGGAGGTGTTTTCTATGAAAAAATTGTTTTTATTGAAAAAAGGGAACATGATTTTTTATGCTTGTTTGTGGGATTTTGGCGGATATTCGATAGAAAGAATCACAAAGGCGGTCGGATTTACAGTTAAATTTTTTGACACGTTAGAAAACCTAAAAAAATACGCCAGCAAAAACGGATATAAAAAAACAATATAGCAACATTGGAGCATTGCGCCCGGTTCGATTCTGGGCGGTTGTTTTCGCTCTTTTTTTGGTCGTGTTATATAAAAATAAAGGGTGCTTTATTATGAAATGCGATAAATTGCTACAAGAAGCAAACGAACAATATAGGGATATTATAGCATCCTTGGATGCTTTGAAACGCGGGGAAATAAGCGGAAGCAAAGCAAACGCGGACATCATGCGCGCATTTGATCGCGTTGATGAATCAATAAAAAAGTATAAAAATCAATATCCGGAGTTATCCGGCTCCTTTTCGTACCTTGACAATTTGCCAAGATAGGCATATTATAGCCTTAATTATATCTATAGTGCATTTATATACCTTGTATGGTTTGCGTGGCTCTGTGGGCGTTCTACACGTTCACTGGCGCAAATATTCGCTTGCTATAACCTTTAATTTGTGTGCTCTGAAATTCTGCAACCACGCCCGGACAGATCAGCAAGAAAGACACCCGGAGAAGTGCGCCCGGATTTCATCGCCGGAGCATGGCGGAAGATCAGGACACCCAAACCGGCGCAGCTGTATATCCGGCATTTATGCAATATGCCGGCGATCCGCAAAAGATCAGCATGCGCCCGGACAGGTCCCGGAATAAATCGCCCAAGATCAGCCGACAGGTGGAGATCAAAAAACAGGCATTGAAATTGTGAAATCGTGAAATTTCCGGCCAAAATCTGTGAAAAAATTTTTTGATGGTCGTGGGAATATTTAATAAATATAGGGGCGTTCAAATTCTGCCAGGGTAAAATTTAGAAAATCGAAATTTTTTTGAAAAAATTCTGAAAATTATTTTTCTTTAGTCGTGGCAATTCCCTATAACATAGGGGAATATTAAATTCTCGCAGACCCATCCGACAAATTTTGAAATCCAAATATCAAAGATTTTGCAGAATAATCGCATTTTCCCAACTCTTCTATCAACTTATCGCGTGTCATTTCCGGGTTTGTTCGGCGAACATATTTAAGCATTTCATCTATTTTATCCATATCTTTTCTCCAATACGTTTTGTAAAATATCATCGGCAAGGTATATAATATCTCTACCATAAAGCGACATAAAATCAGCGATTATCTCTTCTGTCGGCATATCAATATGGCAATCATAAGAAAACGAATAGCAATGCACTAATTCATGGCATAAAACTTTGTTTGTCATATAATCAGACATACCTCTTGCAATGCTAACCGTCTTGGCATTATTGTCGGTAACGCCCAACGTATATACGCCATCAGATCGTCGCAATTCTTCGCTATTTGGTCGAACAAATTTCAATATCCAATTTTCCCCATTTATTGTGAATACCATTCCTATATACCTCAAATAAGGCTATGAGCATTACACCCATAGCCTGTTGTGTAAATTACATCTTGCTTACAAGTGTCGTAAGTTTTGACTTTGCCATGTTCATTTCTTCTTGCGACATACCGGACATTAAATCTGTAATGTCTGCTGAAAGCTCCTTCATGTACTTTTCAAGGTCACGCATCTTTGCTTCCTTGTCCTGTGGTGTATTTGCACGGTGCATTTCCTTCGTTTCCGTGTAATTACGCTTTGCGCGGTCGTAATTGCTCTCACTCATACGCGAATTACTTGTTCCGCCATCGTTCATGTTTGTTTCCGTGTAATACATTCTACCACGCGAATCTCTATCCATATCACGATACATTTCCGGTGTCATATGGTAATACGGCTCACTGTATCCACGCTGATACGTTCCGCGTCCTTTTGGTGCAAATCTGCCATCAGCATATCTATAGTGATCGTAGAATCTGCGTTCCGGATAATCTTCGTACTGTTCAAGCATACGCATAATATCCTCATTATCTTCTGACTTTTTCATTGCTTCCACAATTTTGTAGTCTTTGTCATAGCAGACAATGTTTTTTGCAATCTCCGTCCAATCCTTTAAGTCGTCAAGGCTTTGACCGCTGAAATTGTCAAGACCGATAGATTCAGCGTTTGTTTTTACGCATTCCATAATTTTCTTTGCAAACTCATGCATACAGATCACCTCCTACGCTTCACGAACAACAATCAAATTACTGTTCTGAACCTCAATAGCCTGTGTAGATGTATTTTGCACCGCTACTGTACTGCAACATCCGCAAGGTACGTCGATATATGCTTGCGCTGATACGTTGAACAGATTTTCAACCGCTGCCGGTGTTACAACCATTCTTGTTGATTGCAAAGGCTCGCCATCTACCGCAAGCGCAAGTGAAATAGCTCCAACCGTACCGCCTGTCGGAATCTGAATGTTTCCGGAATACGATGCAAGGAATCTTGCTCTGCATTGATTTGTGATTCCTCTCAACTTGACAATACCACTTCCCTGTCTGTGAACAATGCACTTGCTACCACATACAGGTGTTTCTGTCAAAGCGACATCTTCTCCGGCTGCAACAGTTTGTAATGCAATTCCTGTAAATTCTGCCATAATAATATTCCTCCTTACTTCAATTCGCTTATTGATTTTGGAACGTTGGTTTCAGAATCACCCTTACCTGATTTAAGGGTTTCAACCAAGGTTTCCATATAGTCTTTTTTTGAAAGCTTATCCATCGTTTCTGTTATTTCGGAAACTGTTTTAAGCTCATTTACACTAAGTTTCTCGAAATCAATCTTTTTGATCGCTTCGATAAATTTCTCTTTGATTTCATCCATGTTGTTACACCTTCCTATCCATAAAATAAGGGCAAACATTATAGTCTGCCCTTTGTGTTTGTAAGTAATACTGCATAGCAGACATAATCGAGTTAAACTCAATTAAGATACCCAATTATTCGTTTTTGCGTAGCAGCTACTTTTAGCAGCTACATCCTGTATTGCAACCACATCCATAAGCATAAGCATTAGGATTAGGCACAACATAGGCTGGAATAGCTGTAGGATTTACAGCATTGATAATCTGACTTGTCTGTGCTGTCATTGCAGTAGTCAGAAGTGCATTCTGTCTATCCTGTGAAGCAGCTTGTCTAAGATCACTGTTCTCAGCCTGTAATGTTGCAATCTTATCCTGGCACAGATAGTCGAGAATCGCTCTCGTTCCTGCCTGCTGACTGTCGATGATGTCTCTTGTGTTGCTGTTCATGGTGTTCTGCAATGCGCAAGTGTTGGTTGCCATATTGTAGTTTACGCCCTGAATAGCTTCACGAGTTTCACAGCAACAGTTTGCAAGCTGCGCCTGCAATGCATTTGTGTTCTGCATATTTGCGATTGTGTCAGCGTTGATTGCCTGCTGGATTCCATAGCCTGTCTGCATGATATTGGTGTTGATTCCGTTAAATCCTGTAAGCATACTGTTGTTTACAGCGTAGAATCCATCGCACAGACCATTTGTGATTCCATCAAGTTTGCTGATAACTGCGGAATTATCAAATCCGCGCTGGATGTCTGCCTGTGTAGCAGCTGTTGCAACATAGCCACCGCCATTATTGCCTCCCCAGCCACCAAATCCGCCATTACCCCATCCAAAGAGCAATGCGAATACAACGATAATCCAGAGCCAGCCACCATCACCGCCCCAACCGTTGTTTCCATTTCCGTCGATATTCGCTACAAGCGGAACCGACGCGCAATTTCCTGTGTTGAACATATTAGATACCTCCAAAAATTTATTCATAAAGAGGTCACCTAGGTATTGTGCGCAAACCTCTAATATGCTGTTACATACCCATTCTGCTTTTTATTTGATTTATCATTTCATCCGGGTTTATTCCTTTTTCCCGGCATAGGTTACGTGCCATCTGTTCTATTCCTTTTGTGTCTCCGCTTTGAGCCATTCCAATAGCGTTTTTAGCCATTGGGTTTCTCATAACTTGGCTATTCCCTATCATGCTCTGTAAAAACTGTTGTGGACTTCTAAACGATTGAAAAAAATTCATAAAACCACCATCCTATTTTTAGACTGATCTTGACTAACTCTTGACTAACTCTTGACTAACTCTTGATTTAGATGTCGTTTTAGTTAAAGATTTCTCGTCAATTTTCTTTTCAAGTTCTTCCATCTTCGAAAACAATGTGTCAAAGTGCTTGTTAAATATCTCTGTGGCTTCGTCTGATAGCCCTATTTTCAATTTTTCTGTATCTTGTGATAACTTGTTAGGGTTATCATTTTGAATCGGTTTAAAAACCATTGTAGAGATTGTTCCATCTGCGCTCCATTGCTTCGCGTAAATCTCCGACAAGTCACTCTTTGGGAAAAATGCAACGCTTCCATTCATCGGAACATCATTGGCAACGATAGAATCTTGTGACTGCACGACTTTACCGAATATTCCCTGTTGAATCTGCTCCGGCTGTTGCTGTTGCTGGAATCTCTGAATGTTCTGCATAGGGTTATACGCCTGTTGATATTGTTGATACTGTGGCGCATAACTATTCACCTGTGGCATCTGATACGGATTCATCTGCATTTTGCTTTTCCTCCTCGTCCATAATGTTTTCGATCGCGTGAACGACCGCCGATTGTGTATTTAAGTCCAGCTTCATAATTGCTGGATGCGCAAATATTTTTGTTAAAATCTCGTCCGTAAACATAAAGTATCACTCCTTTATGATTTAATTTTTGCATAAAAAAAGACGCTTAAAGCGACAAATATATGACACTTTAGCGACATCGAAATAAATTATTATATTAAAAAGTGTAGTAAATACGGCGTATCAGAACGTACTATATGCCATACCTATGATAATCGGTGAATGCCGCCGCTACATGCGCGACAACAACACGATCCGTGTCTCGCGCTCGCTCCGGGACATCGCCTACAAAGCAATCTACACGCGGGATATCCTGACAAAGAAAAACGACCGCGAACCAACGGTTGACGAGATTGCCAAAGAATTAGAGCTTCCAAAAGAAGATATTGTGACCGCCTTAGATGCGATTGCCACACCAATGTCCCTGTTTGAGCCAGTATATCAGGAGGGGCAGGATGTCTTATATCTGATGGATCAAGTCAAAGACAAAAAGAACAAAGAAGAAAACTGGGTGCAGTCGCTTGCTTTACAGGAAGCGATGCAACGGCTCGACGAGCGGGAATTAAATATCATCCGCCTGCGTTTTTTTGAAGGTAAAACACAGACGGAAGTTGCCGATGAGATTGCGATCTCACAGGCACAGGTCAGCCGATTAGAAAAAAATGCTTTAAAATCCATGCGGCATTATCTGTCGAACGAATAAAAACAGGTTCCATGAAAGATCTTTCATGGAACCCATTTTCTATATTTCTATTATTGATTATTTCTTGATATATGCCTGTGTTCTCACACTGGTAATACCCTGATATCTCGTTGCTGGAGCCTTGCCGTTCTTCGGTACAAGCACGATCTGGATACCTTCCAGACGTTTTGCAAGTCCTGCAGTTCCTGCTGCTTCGCCGTTCTTTGCCCAGTTCAACCAACCATAGGTCTGTGCATGTACACGATAATAAACATCGTAATGCGCTGCCATCTCGCCAGTCAGATTGATACGGATTGCTTCCAGACGCTTTGCCTCTCCGGAAGTACCACTCATCTGTCCATCGTGTCTCCATGTGTTCTGATTGTTCTCATTTCCCTGCCAGCCATAGGTCTGTACATGGGTGGTGTAGACAATACTTCCACTGTATGGCTTGTTCGTGAGCTTGATGTTGATGCCTTCGAGTCTCTTTGCCTGTCCGGAAGTACCACTCATCTGTCCGTTGTACTTCCATCCCTGCCAGCCGTATGTCTGTACATGTGTCCGGTATGCAATATTTACATTTCTCTCACCTGCCACACTTGGGTTGGTATTAGACGTTGCCTGATTTCCAACCACCGGTGAAGAACCAGCCTTTGCAATATAACTCTTTGCCTGATGTACACCGGATGCCGCATTCACACCTGCATAATTTAATCCCGGTGCTGATGCACCCTTCTTCAATACAACGATCTGGATACCTTCCAGTCTCTTTGCATAACCGGCAGTTCCGGATGGTGCACCATTCTTCGCCCAGCCAAGCCAGCCGTAAGACTGTGCATGTACTCTGTAATAAACGTCGTACTTCTCTTTATCAGCGCCTGTGAGCTGAATCTTGATTGCCTCCAGTCTCTTTGCCTCGCCTTCGGTTCCGTTCATCTCGCCATTTGCCGACCAAGGTAACCAGCCGTAGCTCTGGCAATGGGTTGTGTACTGGATGCCAAGGTTTACATTTCCACTGACGGAAATCTTGATACCCTCCAAACGCTTTGCCTGTCCGCTTGTACCAGCCATTCTACCATTTGTGAACCACTTGCTTGTGTTGTTCTCGTCACCCTGCCAGCCGTATGTCTGTACGTGGGTTGTATAACGGGTTGTAACATCTGGCGTCGGTGTCGGATCTGGGTCTGGGGTTGGATCTGGAGTTGGATCTGGATCTGGGGTCGGAGTTGCCTTTGTAACTGTTACATAAAAACGTTGTGTACGTTTTCCATCATTCGAACGGGCTAATACATAAGTTTTTCCTACTCCAACTGCCTTTGCTTCACCAGTTCTCGAATCTATTGTAACAATATCTTGATTTGCACTAAGATAGTTAACACCTTTGTTTGTTGCATTTTCCGGAAGTACCGTTCCTGTTACTTTAAATGTGTCTCCAACCTTCAATTTTGTCTCATCTACATCTGCAGTTACTTTTAAATCATCTGCATAAATCGTTT